TGGTATATATGATACTGAACATAGTTTGAGTAAAAATTTACGGGATTATATACTTGATTATAAATCAAAAATGAGAGATATTAAAATAAAAGAAATTACAAATGAAATTTAATAAATCAATATTCGGGATGATACACTTAGCAAGTGTCGTTCCGGTAGAAAGAGCAATAGAAGAAATTAAAATCTATGAAGAAGAAGGGTTACAAGGTATTATTGTTGAAAATTATCACGGTGGTGTAAATGATATAATTGATACATTAGAAATAACACTATCCAAATTAGCTGAACAAATTTTACAAACACCACCAGAACAAGGTTACCTCACTATTTCCAATGCCTTGCAATGGAGATTACAATATCAGAGGATTGTGGCATTGGTTGATGATATTCCAGGCATTTCAAAAATTGTAAGCTACAAAAAACCTAAATGATGAAAGTATTTGAAGCAAATATTAGTCATAAAGTTTCGGATTTCTTAAATCAGAATTTAAGAAACACTTCATCATTTGAATTAGCCAATCAAAAAATGTTTGTTGCCTTCGGCATTAAACATTTTTTTGATAATGATGAAGATTTAGGAACACTTAAAGAAGTCATTTCTGATAATTGCAATATACTTGAAGAGCCTGACAGGGCTGAATATGGCGACTTTCAGACAAATGAAGATTTAGCAAATAAGGTAACGCAACATTTAGCTTCAAAAAATATTTCACCAGCAATCATTGTTGAGCCAACTTGTGGAAAAGGCAATTTTATCATCGCATCTTTAAAGAATTTTCAGAACATCAAAAACATATTCGGAATTGAAATTTACAAACCTTATGTGTGGGAGACCAAATTTAGTATTGTCGACTTTTTTCTTGAAAACCCCGAAACGAAAAAACCAGTAATTTCTATAGCTCATTGTAATGTTTTTGACTTTGAATTCAAGCAAATTGAAAAGCAATTTTCGGATAAAGACATTTTAGTAATTGGCAATCCGCCGTGGGTTACAAACTCAAAATTGGGAAGCCTTAATTCAGCTAACTTACCCAAGAAGACTAATTTTAAAAATCATAGCGGTTTAGATGCAATGACAGGCAAAGGTAACTTTGACATTGCAGAATTCATTGCCATAACAATGCTTGAAACCTTTCAGAAAATGAAAGGACATTTACTTTTATTGGTTAAAAATTCTGTTATTAAGAATATTGTTTTCGACCAAACTAAAAACAAATACAACATTGCATCTATCGAAAAGCATTGTATTGACAGCAAGAAAGAATTCAATGTTTCCGTTGAAGCCTCTTTATTCTATTGTGAATTAAATGCTACTCCTGAATTTGATTGTGAAGAGTTCGATTTTTACTCAATAAATCAATTACGAACAATTAAAAGAAGTCAAAGAAGATTAGAAGAAAGAAAAAAACTACGTTTTGGTTGGTTAAACGACAAATTTGTTTCAAACATCGACACCTACATTCATACAAAAAAAATAGATGGCAAATGTCCTTTCGTTTGGCGACAAGGCTTGAAACACGACTGCTCAAGCGTAATGGAATTGGACAAAGTAAACGGACATTATATAAATGGCTTAAATGAAGAAGTGAAATTAGAAGATGATTTGGTTTATGGTCTTCTTAAAAGTTCTGACCTTAAAAACACAGTCATCAGCCAGACAAGAAAATTCACAATCGTTACACAACGAAAAGTTGGACAAGAAACTAAATACATAAAACACGATTATCCAAAAACATATCAATACTTGACAGAACATCAGGCAAATTTTGATGCACGGAAATCAAGTATCTATAACAACAAACCTTTATTTTCAATTTTTGGTATTGGGGACTACTCTTTTAAACCCTATAAAGTTGCCATATCAGGACTTTATAAAACGTTTCATTTCACACTAATTCTACCACAAGCCGACAAGCCGGTAATGCTTGATGACACTTGTTATTTGATAGGTTTCGACAAAATAGAATTTGCTGTTTATGCTTTGATACTTTTAAATTCAGACACGACAATGCAGTTTTTGCAATCAGTAACTTTTGCAGACGCAAAAAGAACATTTACAAAAGATGTATTAATGAGAATCGACCTTTTGAAATTAGCAAAAACCGTCGACAAGCAAAATTTGGAAACAGAATTAAATGAGCTAAATGACAAGTACAAACTTAGCTTGACATTGAACTTGTGGGACAATTTTCTAAGCGAAATGACACCCGTAAGTAATGGACAAATCGCAATGTTTGCATAGACAGATCGTGAACAAGCGCTACGCCTAACATTGCATTGGCGTTATAGGGGCTGACGTTCCCTGATTGCTCCTACAACGACAATGCTTCAACGATAACCTACAAACTGGGTAGGGGCGTCAAATAAATCGCACCTAACCAGCTGTTTTGAATGAAAGGGCTATTCAGATTACTGACAACCGTAGCCTTGCTGCTTAATTCGCTAAAAAACGCTGTGTAACTCCGTGAAAAAACTCCTTTAACTCTGTGGTTAGTTTCTTCACCGGCGTTTAGTCCGTTAGGGCTGCTTCGGAAGGGATTTAGATATACTTTTTAATCTCATCCACCAACTCCATTTTAGTAATGGGTATACCCATTATTTTGTTGTAGCCTTTTGCATCAACAAAGTATTGGTCGCGTATAATTTTAATCAACTGGCCGTTGTTTATTTCCGGTATTAACACAGTGTCAAAGTTGCGGAGTATTTCACCCAAATTACGGGGGAACGGCCGTATGTACCGTAGGTGGGCGTGGCTAACCGCATGGCCTTGGGCTTGCAATTCCAGCACACTGCTTTTTATAACCCCGTACGTGCTGCCCCAGCCTAGTACCAGCACCTTGCCGGCGGCAGGCCCGCTGTCCAACGTTTGTTCGGGTATGTAGTTGGCAATCATGTCAACTTTGGCCTGCCTTGTTTTAACCATATGCTGGTGGTTGTCGGCATCGTAACTTACATTACCGGTAACATCTTGTTTTTCCAGTCCGCCAACACGGTGTTCCAAGCCGGGGGTGCCGGGTATAGCCCAAGGGCGAAATTGCTCACAAATATGGTGGTAAATTCATTCAACTTGATTTTATTTCCGGTAGATATGAAAGGGATAGAGCGATTGATGTAGATGATTACTTATCATATCCTAATATAAAAGTATTAGGTGGTGTTTGGCCTAAATATTACACGCCTGTTAAAGGTTCTAATTTGGAAGAGGATTTAAAGATGGGTATGAAACTTTGTGATGCCATTGTTGTAACTGGACAGGGAACTGGTAAAGAAACTCCTTTGGATAAAATCAAATATTTCAGAAGTGTTATTGGTAATTTTCCTTTAATTATTGGGGCTGGACTAACTGCTGATAATATAAATCAAATGGAATGGGTTGATGGTGCTATTGTTGGTAGTTATTTTAAACCAGGTGGTGCCACAACTGCTAAAGTGGATAGAGAATTAGTTAAAAAATTTATGAGTAAATTATGAATAAATATGCTGTTGTTTTTGGTGGAGCAATGAATGATACTTCAACTAAGGAATATCTTGAAAGTGTTGAATTGGTAAAAATTCTAACAAATAAAGGATTCATTATAAAAAGTGGTGGATATAGAGGTATAATGGAAGCTGTTTCCAAAGGAGCATATGAATCTGGTGGAAAGTCTATAGGATATACTTGTAAAACATTTCCGAGCACAAGAGGTAATAAGTATCTAACCGGAACGGTAATTTGCGATGATATTTATGATAGACTAAGAGGATTGATAGAAAATACCGATCTTTATATTGTGCAAAGAGGTGGTATTGGAACATTATCTGAGTTATTTTTATCATTAGATGTTATAAGAAAGATGGAAAATAAGCCACCTATTATTTTAATAGGTTCATTTTGGAGAGATATATTTGATAGTTTTGAAGTCCTATTTCAGAAAGAATTAGCTCTATTAAAAATAATTGATGACTATAAAGATATAGAAAATTTCATTTAAAAAAATTTGATTATTTCTTCGTAAATTTTAATTATGAATGTTATTTGTATTACTGGTTCAAAATTTTTAGTGAAACATAAAATATATAAAGTCATTGATATAGAAGGTGATTCCTACTATTTAGATTATGACCAGACTAGCTGGAATTGGCCCTCAGGATGGTTTCATAAGATGAATTTTGAAAAAGTAGAAGATAATAGAGAAAGAAAACTTAAAAAAATTTTAAATGGAGAATAAATACCTTAAATCATATAGATATCTTAGAAATTTGAAAATGCAGGCAGTTGAAGGTCAATATTTTGAGTTCGCCTCAGATTTAAGAGAACTAGAGAGGGAAACTTTTATGATGCCTAAAGTATTTGAGTTTACCTATGCAAGGGAGGCAGACTTTGATATTGAAGTATTTCATAATAAACTGCAACAGATATTTCAAAAATTTTGTATCTTTGTGTATATTTTAATATTATGAATAGAATTGGATATTGTTGTATAAGCATTGGAGTAAATGAAAAGTTAAAGAAAAAGGATCATATTCTTGTAAATAGGGGAATGATTAAAAAAACTTTTGAATTCAAAGGTCTTTCCTATGTTTCTGAATTGGCTTTGCAAAACATATCAGATCTCAAAAAAATACTTGAATATAATATATCAAAAGATATTTATGTTTATAGAATGTCTAGTGATATGTTTCCTTGTATCGGATTTTACAATTTATCAGATTTGCCAAATTTTAAACTAATATCTGAAAAGATGAAAAATCTTGGTGATTTAATAAAATCAAATGATATTAGAGTATCTTTTCATCCTTCACATTTTTGTGTCTTAGCAAGTGAAAATCCAGATGTGGTTACTAAAACTATTGATGAATTAAATAAACATGCTGAGTTAATGGATTTGATGGGTTTAGAAAAATCACATTATTATCCTATTAATATACATATCGGAACTACTAAACCAACTTGTCAAGAGGCAATGCAAAGATTTTGTCAGAATTTTCCACTATTATCAGATTCTTGTAAAAGTAGATTAACGTTAGAAAATGATGATAGTCCAAATCAATATTCTGTTAAAATGCTTTATGATGGAATTTATCAACATTTAAAAGTTCCAATAGTATTTGATCAATTTCACTTTTTATATGGTCCTCAAGACCAAACAATGGAAGAAGCTTTGAAGTTGGCTTTATCAACCTGGAATGTTAAGCCATTAACACATATGTCTTCATCTAAAAAAATTGAAGATGAAAAGTCAGTTCAGACTGCACATGCTGATTATATCTATGAAAAAATCCAAACTTTTGGTTTGGATTTTGATACGGAATTAGAATGTAAAAAAAAGGATATAGCTCTCTTAAAGTATAGACAAGACTTCTTATGAACTACACCATGTCTTTGGATAAGTCATCAATTTTGTATTCATTGTTCAAGAAACTACATCTTTACACATAATCATGTGAAATATGATTTAGTTGATTACAGAATGTTTTATAATTACTAATGGCTATTTAGTATTTATACTCCAGTTTTCTGGTAAAAATTTACATTCATTGTTTTTGATAAAATGCTTTCTCCACATCTCGATGAATTCCTGTATATCTTCAATTTGATTAATAACAACTTCTCCATGAGTTGATATTAATTTTCTAAATTCAATTTCAGATAATTTTTTTAATCTAGCAGTTGTTAGCCTTTTAATATTGAAATATTGTTTAATATTATTCCTCATTTCTTTAACTCGATGTTTTGGAATAATAATATCTTTTCTTAAAAGAGTAATTACCATTTTAAAATAAGAGTATAGTATTTTATCTTCAATAACCACACCATTTATAGGTGAGTTATATTTTTTAGCTATCTCTTGTTTTAAATTATCAGCTTCTCTTTCATAATTATTATGACATGGAATACACATTGGTAAAACATCATGAAAATTATGTGATTTTAAATCCATTGGAAAATATTTTCTATAACAAAATGGGACTATATGATGTCTAGTTAATTGATGAGGAGTCCCACAATTAACACAAATATTTTCCATTTTACCTAAACCATAAGATTTATTGTGATTTCCAAGTCCGTTAGGAATGAAGTTTAATTGAATAGTTGGTGGATTATTATTCACTATAGTAGCCAAGTTTCTATTTAAATACCAATTCATTTTCTTTTCATTGCACTTAAACATCAATATACCTTCTGGTGAAAGGACACTGCAATTTCCATAAATAGTATTTTTCTTGGCTTGATACATTAATCTAAGACTTTTTGAATTTGTTCCATTGATAGATCTACAGGAGTAGGTCTTCCAAAAATTAGGACGTTAAGCTTGACCTTATTTTTTTCTTTATTAATTTCGTCAATGGTTCCTCTGAATTTATCAAAAGGTCCTCCTATGATTTCTACAGTTTCTCCAACAACATAGTTTAATAAATCTACTGTTTCAACTACTTTATTAGACTCTCTTTTAATTTGTTCTAACTCATTAGCTTTTAAAATCGTTGGCTCTCCTGTTTTTGACTTTAAAACACCAGTAGCTCCTGGAACTGATTTTAAAATGTCTTGTAATGTGGCTAAATTAGCGGTTTCAATAAAGAGGTATCCAGGATACATAATCTTTTCACGATGAGCTTTTTTCCCATTTTTTGCAAAATAAACTCTTTCCATTGGAATAAAAATCTCTACTTCAATTTGATTTCTATTCATTTCTAATTTAATTCTTTCAGATAAAGACTTCTCTCTATTAGACATTACTTTAACTGTGTAACATTTAGTTTCCATTTATTATTATTTTTATTTTTTCGACTCTTAAATAAGGTTGTAATCTTGTTTTGAACTGTTATTTATCTGATATCACTATAGAATTTATTATTTAATACAAAATAAGATTTAAAAATTCCCTTATAAAGGGACCAGTGTAAAAGGGTGCAATTTTTACTATTTATTTTCTTTTTGGTCATCTCTATAATATTTAACCTCTTCTTTTACAATATCAGGATAAAATTTCATTAAAATCTCTAAATCTTCTCTCTTTAAATCATGTTCTTGTAGCAAGTATGAAATTTCTTTATCACTAATATGAGGATTAGTCTTTGAAGAGTTGGACTTTGACCAGAACCATTTCGGATAGGATTTATCTTGCATAAAAAGAAACCATAAATCCATCGCGGATATGGTATTTATTAACTTATCATTCAAAAGTTTAGATTTATCAGGGAATTTTTTTGAAAAATATCTATTAAAGATAAAAAAGAACTTTTGTTTATCTTCATCTGTAATATCTTTCCATTTGTTTCTGTCTCTAAACATTGCGTTTGCAACATCAATTATTTCAGCCATATTAAATAAGTTGGTCTATTTTATTGTTTCTATATTCAACATCATCTATAATCATTAGTAATTCAGTTGGTAAAATCGATAAATCAATTTCTAAAATAGGATGTTTATCTCCATCAATAGGAACATATCTACCATCTTCTAAAAGATATTCAGTTTCTCCAGTTAAGTAGTTATAATATTTATCAATAATTTTAGACCTTATTTTTCCATTAATAATTTTATTATAAATTTCATTAAGCTCTACATCTATATTAATTTTGTCTATCGGATTTAAAAATGTAAAATAACTTGACTGACTGAATAGGTGAAGAATTTCACAATATAAACAAATATATTGTTTAACTCTAACAGAAATATTTGTTTTTTTAAAAAAACTTTCGACAATTGAACCCCATTTATGAATAATTTCACTATTCACCGAAACCTTCTTTTCTAATACTGTTCCTTTGATACCTACACGATTTTCTACATAAAGCGTATTTAAGCAGGATTTTTTAATACTATCTCTATTTCTTAAAACCCATTCCTCAAATTGTTTACTTATTGAATTCATTTTGAATTCTCCTTTTTACCTCTGGTGGCATTGAGTTTGTATCTAAATAAATCAACCTCATATTCTTTTCAATATTAATTTTAATCTCTGATATTGTTGTTTTACTTAAATTCTTTTTTTCACAAATTAAATCAGCTATATTTTCAAATAAATCTGGGTCAGATAAATTAACATCTCCAAATTCTGTTAAGTAATTATCAAAAATACTTTTAGCTCCTTTTTCTCCAATACCACGTCTTTTACCATTTTTGATAATTGACCAAACAGATGATATATTATCACTTTGATCTCCAGAAATCAATTTAATAATTAAAGATTCAATTGGATCTACTTCTTGTATATCATACTTTTCCATAAAACTAGATAATAAATTAATAAATTCAACATTATCATTTAGATTGAAAATATCATCATTATCCTCTAATTTATTAATTTCAGTTAAAAAGATTTGATAGTTTTTAGGTAAGAATAGTTTTTGTTTATTTAACATTTCATTGGACATAATGTTGATATAAAGTGGATCTAAGTTATATTTAATCAATTGCTTAATGTCATAGTCATTTGATACAATCAAAGTGGAAATATTATCATTATTTGATTTTGATACTATATAAGAAATGAAATCATCACCCTCAATGTGAGGTGATTCCAAAACTTTGATTCCTTTGTATGGTAAGGATTCTTTAAATTCCGAGTAAGCACCAAATACGAATTCCCAATCTATATCACTATCCTTTTTTCTATTAGCTTTATAATCTTTGTTAATTTTTTTTCTCCAAGATTTTTCTCTGGAGTCGGATACAAAATAAATATTAGCAAAGGGAAACCATTTTTTATAATTTGTAACCGACATTTCTAAGCTTTTAGAAAGTGCCCCAAATAAAAGATTATTTTTATGCAGACTGAAAACATTGCGATTAAGCAGATAGTTGCCGTCTAATATTAAATCGCATAAAATCATAATGAGTTTTTATTTGTATAGATAAAAAATTAGGTTATGTTTATTTAATAACCTCTTCTATTTTTTTATCTCTGAGATACTTTACTAATTCAGATTCTAAATATTCACCAATTTCATTAGGAAAACTTATTTCCTGTTTTTTTAGTTCTATGTAAAATTCAAGACCATTTGTATTTATTAAAGCTAAACATAAAGCAACATTAAAATTGCTTTCTCCTTCAACCTCAATTTCTATTCCTAAAACATTATAGCTTGTTTTGTTAATAGAATATAATACATTTGTTGTTGTTCCAGAAGGTATATACCAAGGGCTATTAACTGTAGTTGTTCCTGAGGTAACCAGGGTGCCACTAGATGTAACGTTTATACTATTTCCGGTTTGAACGGTTAAAACACTATTGGATGTATTTTTAACTTTTTTACTTTTTAACGCCATTAGTATTATAATTAAAAAACTATTTAAGTTTAATCGACAACTCTAACATATTTAGGAGTTCTATAATGACCTGTATTGATAGCTAATGCATAATGAAACATTTCCTCTACAATTCTATCAGAGATGCTTAACCCAGGAAGTTCAGAAGGAACACTTGCATTTTCCATTAAAATCCAAACTAAAAAAAGCGATTGATATTTAGAAACTAATCTAGCTCTATTTTCTTGATATTGTCTGCTAACTTTTCTAGCAACTATATCTTCACCATAATGTTCTATAATATCATCATTAATTACATTAATCTCCTCTTTTAATTCATCATCGGTCCAAGTTTCTAAACCTGACTCATAGAAAGATTCACCCGCTGGACCAGAAGATTTAGCCATTGGAACACGCTCGATTTCATATTTTTTTAAAATTTCGTTTATTCTAGTCAGACTAATTTGACCGTGTCTTGACATAACTCCATCAACTTCACCCATAATATTAGTTACGACACTACCTTGCTTACTTCTAACTGTCATAGATTCTATTCCTGAGCTGAAATCACGGTTTCTTCTTCTTTCTACCAATATCTTTAGACCGGTAGTGGAAGTAGCGTCTTGAGACACTCTAACATTATTATAAGTATATCGAGGTGGTGCTGTTACTTTATTAGCAATGATTTTAATATCTTCTTTCTCAGATACTTTTTTAAGTGATAGTCCAATTAGTTTCCTGTTATCAAAACTATTATCTATGTAGTTATTTAATTCTTTGATATTATTTATGTGTCTAAATTCATCAATTACTCTAAGTTCTGATTTCTTTTCAACCATCCAAACATCTGAAGGATTCCATTTAGAAATAGATATCTTTTTACCACATTTTCTATATGTATTCTTTATGATATTTACTAGACCTGTTTCAGAAGAAATTTGACAAAACTTGTATATTTTTTTAACATCAATTAGGAATCTTCCTCTAAATCCAGAATCTTCTTCTCCTAATCTAAATATAGCATTTGCTGTTTTGATAAATGTTGTTACCCAACCTCTTTCGATATATTTTTCTATTAACTCTTTTGTTACATCAATTTGACTTTCAACAAATTTTTTAATATGTTCAAATAAGTCATCTTCCATTTCTAAAATAGAGTCTATATCTTCACTAAGTATTAGACTTCTTTTATATTGACGATAGGATAAAAAGAAACATTGAATTGTTTCAACATCTCTTGTACTGGGTGATCCAAGACTTGATCCACCACTGCTTCCAAAGTCTGTAGTTTTTTCAATATCATTAAGTTGATACATTTGCTCACCACCATCAATTACTTCTTTATATCTACTACCTTTGGAAAAAAAGTCCTTACCTTTTTCTTTATCATAATGACCTTCGTCGTTAGTAATATTTGGAATAATATCATCTTGATTGATGACCGTAATTTCTCCTTTCTTAAGGGTGGCTTTGTTTCTGATTTTATTAACTTGAATAGGATCTTCTTCCTTTATTTTCTTGACTAAAATATCTCCATTAGATCTTTTGTCAAGTTCTTTCAAACTTAAATTAATTTCATTAACTTTGCGAATTCTCATAAAACTATATATAAAAAAAGGAATATCTATATTATGCGTGGTAGGGATTGGAGAAGATATAAAGAGGAACAAAAGATAATAAGTAGACTTAAAAATTTAAGTAGAAAAAATTACTATAGATTTATTGAGGCTAATGGTAATTCTATTGAAAATTTCAGATGGATGGATTTTATTGGAACATATACACATTTCATGTATAAAACATATACATCGAAGGATAGTAAGTGGAAAGAAAGATATGGAAAGAAAGGTCGTGGGTATAAAAGGTGGTCAAGTGATAGTAAAATTGGAAACAGACAGACAAATAAAATTAGATTTAAAAAAATGCTTGAAGAGCACTATGGAATAAAGCATTTAAATATAAGTTATGGATTTATACAAAATTATACCACAGAACAACCAATGGATAGTATCTAAAAATATAATCTATGTAGATTATATCACTGAGATACCTATGCTTATTAAAAAAGAGGATGATATCTGGATTTACTTAGATATTAAAATAGCAAAACATGTTTTAAAATTAGTTAAAATTTTATCTGATAAAAATATTAATTTTTTATTTAAATCAACTTTGATATTCTTTGATGAAAAGTTCACAGAAGAAGAGTTTCATAAACACAATCTAAAACAATATTTAAAAAATATTACTGATTCAAAATTTTTTGATGGATTTGAAAAAATAGGATTTGATTTTACACAAAATCTTGCACAATATTTAGTTAAGTATCAGTGCTTTGAAATTTTCCAGCAGGTCTATCAAAAACAAAAATCTATATCCCTCTCAAAAATCTATGATTATTGGGTTGATAAAGAACACTACTCTATAGATAGAGAAGATATTAGAAATTATATTTCCTCATTAGAAAGAGAGATAAAAATAAGTTTACTTTTTTAATATATAATTTAACCCTATTCGAGTGTTGTTAGATGTGTGGAATTGATGATAGGATTATAAAAAAATAAGTTTATGGAGACGTTCCTGTCAAAAAAAGAAATGCTTAAATTATTATCTAAATTTCCAGAACGCGCCATAAAGTGGATAGGCTCGGTCCAATCACTAAGAATACACACTATTTTATTCATAGTGTCATTTCTATTGTCAATTTTCAAATTAGTGGCTTTCGATCAAATGCTTTTAGTTTTAACTACAATTGTTTCATTAGAAGCTATTTATTTATCTATATTCATTCAAATTTCTGTTAATATGAGTAACAAAAACCCTGTTTCTAATAAGTTCATTATTGAATATATTGAGATAATCAGCGAAGATGTTGATGAGATTAGTGAAAACATTGATGGGATTATGGAAGAAGAGGAAGAAGAAGATGATGAAGAAGAGATAAAAGAACCAGAGGTTTTAAATAAAATTAAAGAGGCTATTATTTCTTTACAAAAAGATATTGTCGCACTTAAAAAAAGTAAAAAGCAAAAGACTAAATAGATAAGATTCTTTTATTAGCCTCTGTAATATATTCCGAAGATAATTCAAATCCTAACCAATTCCTTTTAAGTCTCTGACAAACCGCAGCAGTTGTTCCACTTCCCATAAATGGATCTAAAACTAAATCACCTTGATTAGTTGAGCCTTTAATCAGATATTCAACCAAAGCTTCGGGAAAAACCGCCACATGTTTTGAAGAAACTCTTTTCACCTCAGAAGATATATCAATTAACGTCGAAGGAAGTGCTCCTTTTGGATTAGGTGACCAATCTTTATAATTATCACTATCTTGATTTTCTTCAGTTCTAGCGTGCCTTGCTTTTAATTTATACTTCATTCTTTCAATTGATTTCTGATTGTATTCAGTTCGCATTTCATCCATATGAAAAGTAAAATCTTTTTGTTTAACAAACCAAAAGATATATTCAATTTTATCACCAAATCTATGAGGATTTGGAATAAATTTCTTTTTATTCCAAAATAATCTATCATACATTTTAAAATCTGTTTGCTTATGAACCTCAGAAATCAAATCATAAACATATGGGTGTCTAAATCCATTATTAACCTTATCATTAATATTCAAGATAAATGATCCTGTTGGTTTAAGTATTCTATAGATCTCTTTAATAATAGGTAAGAACCAATCTACATATTCATCTGGATGAATCCCCTTGAAATCAACATACTGCTTCATATCTGCATACGGAGGTGAAGTAATGACTAAATCAACTGATTCTTGATCCATCATTTTCATTCCATCTAAACAGTTGATATTGTATATTTTATTTGTCATCTATAATTGATTGTATTTTAGTATCTCTTTTATATGTTTGTAAATCAATTTTGTCGATTTGCTCAATTATTTTTATTGTTATAGTCATTCTATCTTCGTCCTGCTCAACATATTCAATCTTATAACAAGTTAGTGCATTTGAGTTAGTATATCTTTTATTAAATGATACAAAAGGATCATTTGCATAATCTATACAAACAGCATCAACATTCTTGAAATCAATTTCTTGATTAAAATTATAAATGGTGATTGTGCTATTGATGTAAGTATATGATGTGGTTATAAAATCTTCTCCAGATTTATTTATACAATATAGATATTGAACATCATTTATCATTTTAATAATTCAGTTTTCCTTAAATCAGATTCTTTACCAAACCAAATATTTAGAGATTCACTACTTATATCATCTCTTTTGATTTTGGTTAAATTAGGGTTGTGTATAATTTCTCTATACTCATCATCAACAAGAGCTGCTAATCCTTTCTTATATTTAATTTCCCATTCTTTTGGATTTGACTTTTCGAGCCAATCGTTATAATCTTGTTGAGAGTAGAACGGAATTTTTTTCTTTGATTTGATGTTTTGACACACTACAATTGGAGTTTCTACCTTATAAACCATATTGTGCTCAAATAGTTCTGGCCAAAATTTATTTAAAAAATTAATTAATAGTCCAACGATTGAATATCCATCATAGTCTTGGTCACAATAGAATAAAATTCTTCCATATCTTAATGTTCCAGGAATAACTTTCTGACCAAGTTTTAACCCTAAAGCACCCATTAAATTAATAACTTCATTATTACCAACTAATTTTTGATTTGTAATTTCAGCGGCATTAATAAACTTACCTCTTAATGAGAAAGCCCCTTGTGTATTTGTATCTCTATATTTTCTAAAAGCCGAGGAGGCTGAATTATGTGATATCAATCCATTTGATAGTAAAAAGCTTTGATCTACATCAACTGATATATCTACCATATTGACATATTCATCTTTGAATATGATATCTTCTATATCTACTAACTCTAAAAAATTTTCTATTATCATATATTATTTTTTATAAATTTTAAACACTTTTCTAAATTATTTGATTCGTCTGACCAGATTTCCAAAACCTTAAATCCATTTTTTTCAGCTATTTCTATTTTATTCTTTTGTTTTATAAAGGCTTCTTTTGAGCTCATTTTATTAAAAGGATTTAACCAATCTGATTTTTCGTTTTTCGGGTGAAATAAGGTTCCGTTATATTCTATAATTATTTTTTTACTCTTTATTGTAAAGTCATAGAAAAATATTTCATTCGATTTTTTTATGAAAAATTCACTTTATATTAAAATACGTTTCCCCTTTTTGAGGGAGACACTATAATTTGAAGGTGTTTATTATAAAATTACTAGTAATATCAATATCAATTGATTTTCTCATCTCAAATTTATTATCAATTTTATTATAAATAGCAAATTGGTGATCTGGGTTTGTATTTATAATCTCTCCAGATTTTAATTTAAGTGTAAACCCGTCATTTGACTCTATTTCTAATAGAGATTCTGTAAATGCTAAGTAATTTTTAACCAATTTGTGTTTCGATTTATTTATATTTTTTGTTATTTCAAAATAAAATTCATTTTTTTCTTTATCATATATAAACCACTTGTGATCTTGGCTACATATTACTTCACCTTCTTTTGTCTTAATTGTAACTTTTTTCTTTATCTTTTTTGTAATAGAATAAATATTTGATATTGAATTATTGTGTGTTATAACTAAATCTTCTGTTGTCGCATTTTTTATTTTAGTGTCTACTATATCACCATCTCTTATCACTCTAACAAGAGTGTCTTCGTGTAGACAATCCCCCTCAAATAATGCTAGACTACATTTCCATCTATCCTTACCTTTCGCATCAATTAGTTTATCAACTTTGATTTTAGCTAAGTTTTTATTTAATTCTCTAGCAGCTCTATTCTCATCAGCATTTTTCTTTTGTTCAATCCAGTCTAAAACAGATTGAACTATCTCAGATTTCAAAATAGAGTTTATTAATTTATCACTTATTTCAAATGTGGATCCGAAATCTTTAACCTCTGTTATTAATTTTTCCTTTGTTTGTGATGAAAAGCTTGGATTAACAATAGTTGAATCCAAAAACACAAACATATGGTTCTTTAACTCAGATGGTTTAATATCAACCTTGTATTTCTTATTAAAGAAAGCTCTCATGGATGAAATTATTTGATTTAAAACATAATCTAAATGTGTTCCACCATCATATGTATCAGTTGAGTTAGCAAAACTAATTTGTTTAAATCCACTATCTGATGGAGCTATACCAATAGACCAAGATTTATCTTTTTTTGATTCATAAAAATAAGTATCAGTGTATAACTTGATATAATCTTCAAAGGATTTTATAGATATTAATTTATCATTAAAATATATTTTTAATTTAGAGTTACAAGCTGCGACATCATAAACCCTTTTTTCTAACATTTTAAAATTATCCTCATCAATATTGGTGAGACCAAATTTTTCCAAATCAGGTATGTATGATATTTCTGTATGGTTTTTATTGGATGTTATAATAATAGGTTTGGTTCTCTTTCTCATATTTTCAGTAAAAGTTTGTTTAAAACTATTTTTACCATCACAAGTAGAAACTGAAAATTCGGTGGAGAAAATATTAGTCAGTTTAGCTCCCAATCCATTCATTCCAGCAACATCTCTCTTTTCAGAATCATCATAATTGGATCCCGACATTAAGATTCCAAATATGACTTCCGGAACATATTTTTTTTGTTCCTTGTGTATAACACAGGCTATTCCTCCGTTGTCTTTTATTGATATTTGATTTGATTTTAAATCAATTTTTATATCAATTCTATTTAAATTTTTATTCCTTTTTGCCTCATCAATTGCATTTGTGACAACCTCATCAAATATTTTAATAAAAGATGGTACATATGTGATTTCTCTTTGAATCATTTTATCATTTTCTATTATCCATTTTGATTCGGTGTGTGGCTTATTTGATCCAACATATGTTTGTGGCCTCAACAATACGTGTGAAATTTGATCTAAAACTTTATACTGATCTTCTATTTTTTTCATCATTTAATTTATTTTCTTTAATCCATTTTTTAATTAAGCTCTCTATTATCTTAGATTTATTTAACATTTTGGTTTCTAATATAAATTTAAAATCCTCATATTGTGTGTATTTTTCTGTCCTTTTTGACATTTTTAATTTTCAATATATATTATAAATAATAGATTTGTTTATGGAAAAAGAAATATGGGTAGATATATTAGGATATGATGGTGAATATCAAATATCAAATTTTGGTAGAATTTACTCAATTAAAAATAACAAAATAATGAAGCAAAACAAAAAAAGAACAGAATAGAAAATTTTAAATTTGTAATTTCTAAATCCTAACTTAATAACATTTCAATTTTTTTGTCTCTAATAAAAATTTTTAAAGATTATTTTAAACTGTGCTCTAATAGTAAAAAAACAATTATATCTTATTAAAAATCCACCTTACCTGACCACAAGACCATATTTTAATATATCCAATGCTCTTCATAATTTCATCTTCGGTCTTATTTGGATCATATCCTATTTTTATTAGTCTCTTTTTGTTAAAATTAAATCTATGATATCTTCTTTTTAAATCGCTCCAATAGTAATTTAAAGATGTTTCGCCGTCATTTTTGAATCCAAGACTTTCATATAAATCTCCATTAAAAATGGACAAATCTGAATATGATGTTATTTTATCGTATTCGTTATTTTCAATAAAGTGTTTGAATAATTTAGAAGCCGATCCGATGACTGATGTATTTTTCTTATTACAAAATCTAACAAGTTCCAGGTTCAATTTAGAGTTTATTCTTCTTTTACCAAATGTCATTATAGATACTATTTCATTTTCATATTTTAATGAAATACAAACAGAAGCATTTGTCCCACCTTGAATGTGATTTTCGTCTAAAAACTTATTACTAATTGAGTTTGTAACAATTTCAATTTTACATTTTCTGGCATATATTCTATTATCAATTATTCCTAATCTGTTTTTAATTATTGATTTAACTATATCTTTTTTATTTAACCAGTCATCCTCCCATATATGAATTAAGGATATTCCATTTTCTAAACAGGATTTTGTTTTATTATAATGATAATATTTATCTTTAAATTCATCCGAATGCCAGTATAATCCATTAAATTCTATTCCTATCTTATGATCTGGTAAATAAATATCTATTTCCTTACCATCAATCAAGTCTCTTGAGTTTAATATAATATTATTTGATATTTCTTTAATAAAGTTACCAAGCTCTAATTCTTTTATTGATGTTAACCCATCTTTTGGATAGCATATCAAACAAGAACTGTTGTTATATTTTATCCTACTTCTAAATAAATCATGATTTATTTTAAATTCATGACCACATGAAATACTTTTAAGTAGATATTCCTTTTTATTAAAATCATAATTTATCAATTCATATCCTAATACTTTATAATAATCATTTCTGCCCTCTGTTATTCTTTTTGATGTTAATTCTGAATATTTTGCATTTTTCATATGATACTCAAATCCATACTTTATAAGATTGGTCTCCTTTATCTTATTTTTTATATCATTATTTAATAAATTCGTCTTATATCCCCAGCTTACTAAACATGTTTCCTCAAATTTATCTTTAAATTCTTTAGACTGTGAATAATGACTAACACCTAATTCCTCACAGAATATTTTATACTTATTTTTACAATCATCTGATGTAACATAATTATCTGATCCATATTTAATTCTAACCGATTCTGATATTTTACTCTTAATTTCTTCAGATTTAAAAACATTATCAACTCCCCAATTATCAATATTTGTTTTCTTTTTAGTTAACTTTATATCATCAAACTTTGATACATTATCAACTCCATATTTTTCTATACATGTATTTTTCGCTTTTATTCTATTTGTATAGTTTTCGTCTCCGTATTTTTCTAATTTTGTCTTCTTTATTTTTTCTGTATTCTGATAATTTTCATTTCCGTATTTTTCTAATTTTGTTTTTTTATTTTTTATAAAAGAACATTTTTTGCAGGTGTATAGAATAGTATTATTCCTTGTGTTTTTCAAGTATTTATTGTACTTAGTTGTTTGATCAATAAAACAAACATCACACCTGACCAATATTTTAATATTAGACCCATTTGGTAGATCAATTGTTCTAATTTCTATTTTCTCAAAATTAGAACATCTATATCCAATCGAATTGTAATAAATTCTAGAATTTGGATTAACATTTATACTTATTTTTTCATTTACTATCATAAATATATATATTAAATTTTAAGCCATTCGATCACTGATTGTATACCTGTTTTAAAACAAAAAATAAATATTATTATATATACATTATGAATTCAGAAAAAACAATTACAGAATTTTTATCAAGTGAATACAAAGAATTTTCATTATATGTTATTGAAAATAGAGCCATACCATCTGTTATAGATGGTCTTAAACCTTCACAAAGAAAGATTATTCACGTTAGTAACTCTGTTTGGAAAACGGGTAACGAAAAACCATTAAAAATATTTCAATTAGCTGGAAAAGTAGCTTCTGATTGTTATTATCATCATGGTAACACAAGTCTTGAATCTGCTATTATTAACATGGCTCAAAAATTCAAAAACAATATGCCACTTCTTGAAGAAGATGGTCAATTCGGGTCCTTGAGATCACCTGAACCAGGTGCTCCAAGATATATTGGAACCAAATTAAATAATAACTTTAGACTACTTTATAAAGACTTTGAATTACTAGATTATAAAGAAGAAGAAGGAGAAGAAATTGAACCAAGATTTTTCCTACCTATTATACCAACAGTATTAATTAACGGTTCATCTGGTATCGCAGTTGGATTTTCTTCTAATATATTAAACAGAAATCCAATTGATGCAATTACAGCTTGTGAAAATTTATTAAAAGGTAAAAAGATATCTCAAGTTAAACCCTATAATCCTTTCTTCAATGGTGATTATATTCAAGATGAAGAAAATAAAAAAAGATGGATAATCAGAGGAAAGCCTCAAGTTGTTAATACATCAACAGTTAAGATAACAGAATTACCACCATCAATGACTTTCGAAAAATACGAATCAATCTTAGATGACTTAATTGAAAAGAAGGTTATTATCTCTTATGATGATAATTGTAAGGATAATATAGATTATACCATTAAATTTACACGAGACCAGTTAGCTAAGTATGATGAGGAAAAGCTAATAAAACTTCTTAAATTAGAAGAATATGAAACTGAAATCTACTCTACTTTGGATGAAAATAGTAAGTTAAAAATATTTGATTCTATTGAAGATATATTTATCTACTTTGTTAATTTCAGGTTAACTTATTATGATAAAAGAAAACAATATCTTTTAGATAAGTTAAACCATGAATTAAAAATATTATCTAATAGAGCAAGATTTATTAAAGCTATTTTAGATGGTAAGTTAGAGGTAAAAAATGTTCCAAAGGATAAACTTATAAAAGATATTGATGCTTTAGGCTTGGATAAAATTGATGATAGTTTCGACTACTTATTGAGAATGCCAATCTGGTCTTTAACAAAAGAAATGTTTGAAAAATTAAAAGAAGATTTTAAGATTAAGAAAGAAGAAATGGATGCTCTTAGTAAAATTGATTCTAAAAATATGTATTTAGAAGATTTATCAATATTAAAAAAGAAGTTAAAATAATTTCTTATCTTTGTAGAGATATAACTGCACAAATTATTAGAGATAAAAAATTAAATAAAATATTAAATAAAATATTAAATTAAATTAAATATATGTTCCAATCTACACCTACCGTTAAAAGTATTTTCTACATTAATGTAGTAGCCTTTTTATTGACACTATTGCTACCAAATCTAATGTATGGATTATTTTCTTTGAATAATCCCGATTTAGGATTTCAGTTTATCACTTACCAATTCATACATGGTGGTTTTTTACATATTATTTTCAATATGTTAGTATTACTATCTTTTGGACCTTCTGTTGAGGAAATTTATGGTGGTCGAAAAATGTGGATTTACTATTTACTTTGTGGCATTGCTGGAGCAGCCCTTCATCTTTATATGGTAGGGAGTAGTAATCCTTTAGTTGGGGCTTCTGGTTCCATCTGGGGTATTATGGTTATATTTACTTTGATGTATCCAAATCAGTCAATGTATTTTATGTTCCTACCTGCTCCTATTAAAGCTAAGTATATTATTGGTGGTCTATTTTTAATTGAGGTAATCAGTGGATTCAATTCACATGATAATGTGTCTCATTTTGGACATGTGGGTGGTGCTCTAATGGGTGGACTAATTTATTTATCAAATAAACGAAGATTTTAAAATGAAAGCTAGTGTAATAAATAACTTTATTGATAACAAAATTCGAACTTGGATTTTTGAAAAGAAAGAGTTTCTTGAAATCATTTCCTCACTTAATGGAAAGATATTTCAAACTAATAATATGAGTAGTAGATTCAAAGATTATATTGCTAAATTTTCACAAAAGAGAGTTCATGATCTTATGTTTATTAAATCCAATAAAAAATTTAAACACTTATCTAAAAATCAAATGTTTACACTCCTTAGGTTAAGGGATAAATTACAAGGATTTCAAGATTTTGATATATGAGATATGTTTCACAACAAGGTTTATTTAGAGTGGATCACGAATAGCGTTTAATCAAACCCTTCAAAGATTTAAACTGCCGGTTTATTTCTTTAAGCACATTCCTCCTACAGTCCAAATTAAAATAATATTGTATCTTTTAATTGTTGATGTGCTTTATCTCATTTTATAAAATCTTTGAATTTTATAATACTCTCTCTAATTAATTGAATAAAGCTAAATTCTTTTTCAAAATCCTTAGGATCTTGTTTATACCCAGCTTGTGACTCATCTTTATAATCTTCGGTCCACTGATAAGACCATGATAATTCATTAGGAACATTAAACCCAAAAAATGTTAAAATTTTCTTTTCCAATTCAATTGCTTCTTTACCATTCCAGTTGTGGCCAACTGATATTATACCACAATCTATATTCTTTATAATATTGGATTCTCCAAGAGTAGTGTGTCTATTTTCTAACCAAGTTAATCTTTCAATTAATTTAGCATACATAGCATTCATTTTACCCCAACGAATTGACCCAAAGAAAACTACACAATCCGACTCTAACAATTCTTTTGATATTTTCCACAATTCATCATCTTCATTGTTGATAGAGCACCAACACCTGTGATTACCTGATGGATTTTTTTGTTTGTCTTTTAAAACAGCTTCTTTGGTTCCGCAATGATTACCATTACTCATTTGTGAAACATTGCCTTCACACGGATAGATTTTTAATTTAGAAACATCAATAATGGTGACTTTATCATTTCCTAATTCTTCTTTTAGTGAATAGGCTAAAGATGATGATTTAGGAACCTCATCATTCCATCTGGTAGATGTGGTTAGGAAAAGAATTCTTTTCTTCTTTTTTAAATAAATAAGAGTTTTTTTGTAATTAGATAAAGACATACACTATATATTAAAATTAATTACAGACTTTCTATCTGCTCAATTACTTCTTCAATTCTTCTTTTAAGAGCATCCATTCTATTTTGATAATATGGTAGTGATCCATGTGTGCTAACTAACATTTCTTTAATATTATTTAAATTTTCTTTATCAACTTTAGAATTATTTGTATCGATTAAGTCAGACATTTTATCCTTATAAGATTCTTGTAATTGTTCAATTTTAGATTCAAAATCTTCTTCCATATTCTTTATCTTATCTTGATAAGTCTTTTCAATCTCTTTTAATTTAGATTTATATTTTAATTCTAAATCTCTTCTTTTTTCTTCTACTTCATTGTCTAAGCCATTTTGTCTATTTTCTAAAGATTTCAATTTAGAATCATATTCATTTTTAAGATTTTGTAATTCAATAAATTTGTTATTGTAATTAGTTTTATCTAATTCCAATTCATTTAATTTAGAAGTATATTCAGATTTTAATGATTCTAATTCATTTAATTTAGAAGTATATTCAGATTTAGCATTGTTTAATTCCAATTGTAAAGCATCACTACTTGATTTCTGACTTTCTAATTCATTTAATTTAGAAGTTATTTCAGATTTTTGTTTTGCTAAATCATTTAATTTAGAATCAAATTCAGACTTTTGATTTTCTAAATCTTGTAGTTGTGATTCATTAATTGATTTTAATGACTCTAATTCTTTCAATTTAGAAGAGTATTCATTTTTTTGACTTTCTAAATCTTGAAGATGTTTTTGTGAAGTAGAGTTGAAATTTAACTTATTATCTTCTAGTTCTTTTAACTTAGAAGCATATTCATTTTTAACAGTTTCAACTTCTTTTAATTTTGATTCTAATTGGTTTTCTAAGTTTTTAAGGTACTCTTCCTTATCCTCTAAGACTTTTTTTTTAAATCAGAATCATCAGATTCAGTAGTTTCAACGGTTGGTGTTGATATTTCCTGTTCTACTTTAGGAGTCTCAACTTGTGGTAGTTCAGTTTTAGTTTCTTCTTCATCTTTTTTACCTTGTAAAGTTAACTCGTTAAAAGCAATTACAAGTGCGATAGCTAATGGGTCAAAAACTACTACAATTAAAATTATGAAAAATTTAACAACTGTTTTTAATGGAACATTAAAAGCCTCAGCTACGAATCTAAATCCACCAACTTCTTTTTCAATGTCGATGTTTTTGTTTTTGATTTCATTGATTTGATTATTGTAGGATACAATTGAATCTTGTAAAGATGATATTTTATCGGATATCTTAGCTGTTTGTTTATCCCTATTATCAACTGATGATAATAAACGATTATTAACTTTACCATTTTCCAATAACTTACCCTGATTTTGTTGTAAATTAGTAAGTTGTGTATTTAAGAATGTAATTTGATCATTATTAGTTTTAATCTTTGTGTCCCAGACAGAGATTTCTCGCTGAACTTGGTCTAATTTCAAATTTTGTTGTTGGAAGGCATTTGATAAATAACCAAAGATACCCGCAGATGTAATTAACATTAAAATAGCAACAGCAATTGTTAAATACCATTTATTAATACCTTTTATTGTTTTCCAAGATTGTTTTAAGTATGTAGCAGTAACAAGTTTAGCAAACTCTAATGAACCAGCCATAATCATAACTGACACAGAAGCACCAGCAAATAATACACCAAGACCTGTAACTGAAAAATAGGCAGCAGTTCCAGCAATTGTAATTGCTGCAAGAGATACCAAAAATATAAGCCATTTTCTATTCATATCAAAAATAATTTTATCTATATATTTAATTTTAAAGATTTTGTTTTTTCTTTTTTCTTAAATTTATCGTATATTTGTAATATGAATAATGACCAGGTAGATAACTTATTAACATTTTCAATAATGTTTCATAAGGCTTGTAATGATACATATGTCTTACGATCCAATATTGATTATATATGGGAAAAATATACCAAGATGATTGGATTTGATCCAGTGATTAGGGATAATGAATTTTCTGATTGGTGGCAGAGTGTAGTTGTTACTGATTTTAAAGCAATGTCTTTAAAATTGGAATGGATGGACACATGGAATAAAAGTGGTAAAAAATTAGATCCTAAAAAAGAAAGGGTTTTAAACTATTTATGTTTAATTAATATTATACCAAATACACCTAATAGAATTTTAAAATTATTCAAAGAGTATATTGGTGATGTTGATAATATTCGTGAAGAAATATATCCACATATTCACCCACTTTTAGAGGAATTTATTGGTGAGTATAAACAAAAGTTTAAAAGAGAATTGAATTTAGAAATATTAACATAGTGATGGATGATCTATCGCTGGCAAATGCTAGAGGAACTTCGCGGCTACAAAACCTAATTTGGAAGACCTAATCAGTCGTTAGACCAAAGAAGTAGCAACTCATACAGACTTAGGGTGTCGGTTTCCCAACGATAGTCGGGTTGAGGCAGCCTTAATAGGCCACCGAAAGGTGAGATAAATGATAGAATAAAACAGAACCGCGGGTATAATCGTCACTATAATATTAAATATAAAATATGATGGAACTTATACAAAAAGATTTGTCTATAGTAGTCCCAAGAGAATTGGTGATGAATATAGACTATCATAGACTTATTATTCAGAATATAGAATCAGGTAATAATACTTTGCCATATGGATTCGTAACCTATCTTTCTAATAAATATGGATATGAGATTGATAAAATACGACATAAGGATACTCAAAATATGATATTAGATATAGCCTTGTATCTTCATAAAAATCCGGATCCTAAAATACTACAAGATATTTTAAAATCAAGTAAAGTGGTTCAAAATGAAGATATAAAATATAGTGCCTTAAATATGGTTTATAAGCCTAAACCTAAAAAAACCAGGTCTGATTTGGCTAAAGAAATACCAATAGCTGACTTTGAATAATATGAAAGTAAAATGTATAAAGACATATGATGCACATTGGGGCATCTTTTTTGAACAAGATGATTGGTATAATGTGACTGAAATAGTCGATAAAAAAGTTGAAGTTATCACCGATTATAAAAAATATATGTATGAATTAAAATCTTTTTTAAATCTGACTAAGCCTTACATTGGTAAAAAATTAACAGAAGAAGAAATACAAGATTTACAGAGAATTAATAAGAGAGTATCCGACAAAGATATTTATAGGAGAAAGGTAGAAATACCTTTTTATAATATCTTAGATCAAGATTCGGTAAATCACTTTTTTTGTTATTTAACAAAGTTAGAAGTAGAAGAATTGTATGGATCTCATCATTTCGATACTACAGTCCATTTCTTTGAGGATTACTTCATACATCAGGATGTTATTAGAAATGAGATTATTAATTCTTTATTTGAAAAAAATTAACTATAATATTTATGCCGATACGTGGTCAATCAAAATCAGAATTTGAAAAAAACTATAAGCGTGTTAGAGATATTATTTCCAAGTCAGATGGAAATGTTGATACGGAAAGACACTTAGCACAAAAGCAAGCAAGTCTAATCACCGATGAATATAAATGTATCAATCGTGCTATTGCTGCTAAAGAAATTGGTAATGAAAATATATTTGAGGTTTTTTTCAGACGAGCCTATTCACTTGGATCTGTTGGGGCTCAAGAATACCGTGAATACGTTTTATCAAAACTATTAGAAGAATAATGGAAAATTTAACTGTTAGTGACTTATTTAAAGAAATTTATTTAAATTTCAATGTAACTAAGCAATCCGAAAAAATTAAAAACCTTACTCGAAAAGAATTATTACTGTTATTAATTTTATCTATTGATAATTTTAGTGAGGATGATACAATTGTAATAGAAAACTTTTCCGAATTTACAAAAGAATTAGAATTGATTTATAATTCGCTTCCAGATTTGTATGAAGATGTAGATGTGGTAACCACTACTGATCCAGATTTACTTGATCTAATAAGTATAAGTGATAAATATATAAATGTCTCAAAGTTAGTAGATACTTTTGGTCAAAAATTACCTGATCCACTTACCGACGAAGAAGCAAAAATCAAACGAAGAGAAATCGGTATTGAAAATTTGTTGGATAACTCAAAATAATTACGTATTTTTGTAAAAAATTGTATATGCAAGACATTTTAGATAACATCGAACAAGAAAATCAAGAAACTGTAAAGGAAAAAGTAATCGGCACTTTTAAACCTCAAGAAAAATTTATTGAATTTCTTGGTATGAAAGGAAACATTCATTTCATTGCTAATGAAGCTTTTATCGAAGGTAAGTATCTAGCCGGTATAGATTCGGATAATATTACTTTTAAACTAACTATCTGTGATGAAGGAACTGTCAACTTTGAAGAAGTAGATACAGATAAAACTACTGCTGAACAAAGAGAACGTCTTTTAGATGTTATTTGTGAGAAAACAATTACTTCTTTCAATAAGAAGATGGTAATTACAGATTTGCCATTCAAAAGTGTTACTAAAGTCTTAGATAAGACAATTAATCTTTATCTATCTGTTGACTATACAACTCCTATCTCAAAACTAGCCTCAATCTTTGATGATGAAGTGGAAATGTCTGATGAACAAAATTCTAAGTTAGATGATTTGCTTTCACTATTTGATGATGATTCTGATGCCTCAGAAGAAGCACAATCTATGATTATGTCTATTAATTCATATGAAGAAAAATCATTGGATAAGACTGAAAAAAATGAAGGGACTAAAAAAGAATTTGAAGGTGAAAATAGTTCTAAATCTATGTTGGAAGAATCTTTCAAAAAGATGAAAGAAGAAAAATTTCAAGAATTGCAAAAGAAACTTGAACATCAAAAATCTGAATTGAAAAGATTTGAATATGAAAAGTTTTCTGCTGAGAAAAAGATTTCTGATGCTACAACTGATATTAGAGTTTTAGAATCAAGAATTGATTCTTTGAAACCCAATGAAGAAACTAATGGATATTTTTTTCATGTTTCAGAAAGGCTTAATGAGAAAGTCGTTTTGGAAGAAGATATCGCTAATTTAATTAAGGAAAAAGTTTCTAAAGTAAAAAGTATTAATGCTGAAGCTTTTATGAAACTTTTTGAACAAGGAGAATATCATATTAAACTAGGTCAAAAGGTCGATGATGTTATAACAGAAGTTACTGATTATTGGTCTTTATCTGATGATATCAAGAAAACACTTTCAGATATTGGTATATCCTTGATTGAAGAAAAGAATCAAGATGTGGATGTTGTTATAATTGACAAGAAGTTAATGTATCTTGGTGAAATGACTTGGCATGAAATCGTTGATAAGATGATTAAGAAAGGATTTTCACAAGACCCTGAATTTGATAAAATGGCTGGTAGTAATTCTTACTTTGCTATGTATGGTAGTGATGATAAAAATGAGGCAGCTGAAAAACAAAACCAAGAAAACCTTGACAAAAAGCTTGTTGAGAAATCAAAATAAATTTAATTTATGTATATAGTTTTATTCTTACTTATTGTTATAATTTCCAGTATCCTATCTTTTATAACATCTGGAGTTGAGCACACATTTCGAGCAGGTGATAAAGATTGGTATATGATACCACTTGGTTATTACTTTCTTGCTTACTCAGTGTTGTTATTTGTGATTTATAAATTGAAGTTCAAGACACCTTTAATCTTTAAATTTTTTCTACTAAGAAATTTATCAAAATTGAATTCAATTTTTTCTAAACTTGAAACTAAAGTTTATGATGATAAAGTTGAGATAAACTCAATGCAACAAAAGTCAATTCAATCGTGGAATACACTTTTGAAAGATCCTACTACTTTTCTTAATTCAAATCTTTTAACCTATACAAGATTTATTCAGAAAGGAACATTACTTATGATTCTTAAAAATAGAACTGATATTAACTTAACTGTTATGGATACCCCAAAAAGAATTTTATACTATCAAGTTTTTATACCTCAAAAGTATGCTGATGAAATGTCTATGCTATTTGATAGGGAACTTGATAAAAGAATGAATTCATTAGAATCAAAAAAAAGAACAGAATTAGAATCGGTTATTATAATATAAAAAGTGAAATTATGATTTCACTTTTTTTATATATATGTACATGGCAAAAAAGAAGAAAACAAAACATGCTGGGCTTCCACTATACAAAGAAAGTATTATTACTAAATTTGATATGTATATCAAAGAAAACTACGATGATAATGATGATGTGAGTCAGGAAAGTGATGTTATAACCTTTCTAGGATCATTTGGTAGTGCGGATTTAAATGGTATGATAAATGATTTTATTACTACTAATGATAAAGACTATAAAGCAGAGTTTATGGAAGATATTATATTAGAAGTAGGTGATGAACTAAGTGATGGGCAGTATGATTGGGTTGTTAATGAATTAAAAAAAATGTTATAATTATATGATTAAAGAAAACATCAACAAAATAGATTTTAATTTAAAAAATCTTTTCAGTCAGGTTGAAATTTCCGAAAAGAATAGAAAAGGAGATTTTTATTTCGAAATCAATGCTACTGACTATGTTCAGTATCTTGGTGAGAAAAAAGAAGCTACTGTTAAAGTAGAAATTTCTAAAAAGGACTTGAATGGTAATTTTGTTAAGTGGAATTACCTTACCAATCCTTTAAATGAAAATTCTGATAAAATTGAAAGAGTATCTTTAATTGATAATGTTGCAAATGATATTCATGAGATTCTTACCAAGAAAATGATGGAAAGCGAATACTTTGAAAGATTAGATTCACTTTTTGAATTAATTAATGAATCTGCAGCAACTGATGAAGAAAAAGAAGAATTAGAAAAGAAGCTTGAGGGTATTTTCAAAAGATTTCAAATTGAAGAAAAATTAATAGAAGAATCTAAGTATTCTCTTGAAGGTGACAAGCCTGAAAAATCTATTGTTTATAAAAATAATGGATTGAGTATGGTTGATAAATTCAATTTAGAAGCAGAAGTAAAAAACCTAGGAATTGAATATATTTCATTTTCTGGTAACACTATTAAAATTAAATTATAATTAAAATAAGGAATTAATGTACCTCAAAAAAATTAGAATGTTGCAAGTAGTATTTTCTACTGTGGTATTCTTTGCTATATTTTTATACTTTTTCTTTACTGCTAATTTTAAATTTACAGATATACAACTTTCATATTGGGGAACAAAATCAAGTCATCCTTGGATATGGAATGCTTCACTTATTATACTATCAATATCAATGATGTATAATGTCTATACTTATATAAATTCTTTTAATAATCTTGTATTTAAAAAATTGATTATTTTATTTTTCATATCACTCAACGCTTCTCTTTTTTTAGTTGGATTATTTAGTATGAGATATTACATACACAATATATTAGCTGTGTATTATTTTTTTGGATATCCACTAGCTATTTTTCTTTTTGCACATTTTAACTACAACAAAATTCCATTAAGAGTTTGGAAAACTAATTTAATATTTTCAATAGTGATGGTGTTATTACCTCTATCAGTTATTAAATTTTTTCATGGTATGGCTATATCAGAAACAATACACTCGATGATTATGATAGGTTGGAACTACTGGATTATTGAATTTGGTGGTTTCAAAAAAGTTTAGTATCTTTGTGAGATGGATACACTAACTCCAATCAAGAGAGATATTTCAATTTCAGTTCTATTAAGAACCCCTGAGCAAGTTGAATTTCATAAAAATTACATATTAATTCTTGGTATCTATGATGATTTAGGTTTAGAGGGTTATAATGTTTGTAGTGATTGGGAAACCACCGAAGGCTTGGAAAATTTAATTAGTAAAATTACAAGTTTCGACCTTCGTAGTCGTTATAATTCACATCGTAATTCAACAATATTTATAAAATGGATTACTCCTCAAAATTTAGATAAAATCAAGTCATATTTAAAAAATAATGATTTCATATCGGCTAAATCAGTAGTGGAAAATGAAACGTTGGATTCAGGCTGGGCTTGACTGGATTATTGAATTGTAAATTCAAGTCTAATTTAATACCCATTTTTGCATTCCACAATCAAAAATCCTATAATAACCTCTTTCATTCATTATTTGAATTTCAGTTTTATTCGGATCAAATCCATCCTTAACTAATTCATCTTTTCTAAATCCAAATCTATGTTTTCTAATACCACCAATAATGTAATAATAATTAGGATTAGAATTATGTTGTAATTTAAATCCTAATTGTTGATACATATTACCATTAGATCTACTTAAATCACTATAACTAATAATTTCCCTGACATTATTAAATTTTAAAAAATATTTGAGTAATTTAGAAGCACCACCAATAACATTGGTATTTAATTTGTTGCAGAATCTTAATAATTCATATGATCCTTCACTGCTTTTTTGGCCTAAAGATCTTCGTAAATTACCGAATGTCATTAAGCTAACTAATTCGTCATTATAATATAACCCTAATTTTATTTTTGATCCAACAAATCCTTGAATATGATTTTTATTTAGGAAATATCTAACTAATTTACTATCAGTAACTTCTTTAATTTCACATTTTCTAGCAAATATTCTACTAGGAGTTTCACCTAATTTGTTTAAAATCATCGATTTAACTATATCCTGTTTATACATCCAATCATCCTCCCATACATGAAATAAGCTTATACCTTTGTCCTTAAATAAAATTGTTTTATCTAAGTGATAGTTTTTTTCCTTATATAATTCTGAATGCCAGAATAATCCATTAAATTCAAATCCTAATTTTAATTCTGGTAAATAAATATCAATTTCCTTTTTATCCCTATATGAATTTATTATTTCTCCTCTATAGTTATTGCATATAAAATCAAATAGTTCGTTTTCCTTTATAGATGAACTTTCGCCAACTGGATTACACATTGTACATAAATTTATTTTATATTTACTTCTATTATAATAGATATGTGATGGTATCTCAAATTCATGTCCTTTGTTACATTTTAATAGCGATATGCCTTCGTTTACATATTTTATATAATTTGGATCGTTAGATATTTTAAAATCCTTTCTATGCTTCTCGTATTTAGCTATATTATCAACACCATATCTATTTTTAATAGATTTTTTGCTTTTGTCTTTAAAAATATCTGATTTCATTATCCACTCAACTCCATATTTTTTCATATTGGTTATTTTAACCTTTTCTAAAAATTCACTACTTTTTGCATATACATCAACTCCATATTTATTTAACATCGTATTTTTAGCCTTTTCTCTTGAGACACTCCCACCTTGAAGTGGACTTTCAACCCCATGTTTTTCAATCATTATGTTCTTAAACTTTTCTGAATATTCCTTAGTTTTTGAATAATGTTCTACACCATATTTCTCCTTATTATACTCTTTAATTTTATCTTTAATTTTATCAACTTGAAAAACATTTTTTTTACCATATTTTTCTAAATTATTATTTATTTGCCTTTTTTTTAATTCATCACTTTGTAAAGCATATTCTACTCCATATTTTTCAATCATTGTACTCTTAAACTTTTCTGAATATTCCTTAGTTTTTGAATAATATTCTACGCCATATTTTTTCTTATTATACTCTTTTATTTTAATATGAGAACATTTATCACAAGTATAAATTGGATATTCCGGGCAAGAATTTAAATTAATATTATATGATTGGAAATTTATAAACCTAGCAATTCCACAGATATCACATTGGACGTTTATTTTTTGATTACTTCCTTTCATTAAATGATTCTCAACATCAACCTCAATAATATCCTTTAATTTTATTGATGGATAAAATTGAATATAATGTGAAATATTTTTTTTGTTTATTTTAACTTTTATTTTTTTATCTAATACCATTTTATTAACTTTGTTTATATCTATATATGGATAATTACATTATCCCTAATATGTAAAGTTGACTTTTAAGTAAAATATTTTTTAGTTTCATAAATATTTTGTATCTTTGTATAAATAAATAATATATACCGTATGCAATTAAAGAACATTCACGAGAAATTAATGGAATCTATACAGATTATGTTGATTGATACAAAAGTGAACCTACCATATTATGGAACGTTCAATCTTTTCATTAACTTCCACGAAAATAATAAAGCAGTACCTACTTGTGGTGTAAATATGACTGCAAAGGGTATGCAATTCTATTACAATTCAGAGTTCTTGGAGAAGATGTCTCAAAAAGAGGTTAACTTCATTACTCTACACGAAGATTTCCACCTTTTGTGGAATCACCCTAAACGTACTATTACTGGTCAATACGACCATCAACTTTCTAATATCGCTCAAGATATGATTATCAATCATATCATCTGGGAAGATATTCCAAATTCTTTCATTGAAATTCCTAAGGATGAAAATGGTAAGAACATGGCTTTGTTTATTCCTAAAGAATATACTGGTAAATTAATCTTTGAAGAAGTTTATGAGTGGCTTCGTGATAAACAAGACGAGCACAAAAAGAAACAAAAGAAAAACGGCCAGTGTAAGACTTGTAACGGTACTGGTCAAAAACAAGAGGGTCAAAAGAATCAACAAGGTCAACCTCAACAAGATCAAGGTGAAGCTCAGCCACAAGATGGTCAAGGTCAGAGTGGTCAAGATGGTCAACAAGATCAGAATGGTCAGAATCAAAATGGTCAAGGTCATCAACATGGTAAAGGCGAACCTTGTCCAGATTGTGGTGGAAGTGGTGGTCAAGATGGTAAAGATTCTCAAGGTAAATCTTCTTATGGCCCTTATGGTAAAGATCCGAAAAATGACAAAGGAACTATTGATACTTGGTCATTGGATCAAATCTTTGACAACATGGAGAATACTCAAGGTCAATACATGGACGTCCACATGGGTGATGAAATTCCGGAGGAAATGAGAGAGTCTATGGTAAAAGATGTGATGGAAAGATTACAGGCTCGTGGCCTTCAAGTAGGAAACATCGAACAGACTTTGAATAAGCTTCGTAAGAAAAGGAAAGATTATTTGAAACATATCAAGCGTTCAATCGCTAATGAAATCTTTGGTACTAAAAAACAAAAGACTATTGTTAAACCTAATCGTCGTCAAGTGCCTGGTTTGAAAGGTAACCGTAAGATTAAAACAAAGATTAACGTTATTCTTGATACATCAGGAAGTATGGGTGGATCTGGCACTTTTGAAAGAGTTCTTTCTTATGTATATCGTAACGATATTGAAATCAATTTGATTGAAAGTGATACTGAAATCAAATGGGTTAAAAATATCAAGAATAAGAAAGGATTGGATAAAGTTCCAATTCGCGGACTTGGAGGTACAATAATGCAAACTGGATTTGACTATGTAGTAGAACACTTCAACCAATACGCAACAATTCTGTTAACAGATGGTTATACTGACTCACTTGATTTGTCAAAAGTTAAAGGTAATGTCTTGATGATATCTGTTGGTACTAAAGTTCCAATCGCTCGTTCAAATGGTAAAGTAAAACAGATTGTTTTGGAAAATGATGATAAGTAAAAAATAGGAACTTCGGTTCCTATTTTTTTATTTCATTTAATTTTGTATATTTGTGATAACAACAGTTATCTGTAGGACAACAATGATGCAACGGGATTCATACTCCGTTTTAAAGCTTTGTAGGTAGTGAAACTCACTTTGGTCAGTCGTTACACTGATGTCTAAACAGATTTAGTCAGGTTAACCTGGGGAAGACTAATTATCTTTCGACAAGACCGGACCTCTGATTACTACCGTAACGGGGCTGTTGTTTTTAAATAAAATTTATGTATAATTCAGCTTATTTTTACGGAAATTACGGACTGGTCAAAGACCAAAAATTCTCTATTACAGATAGTGATATTGAGAAGATAAATAGTTTGGTCTCTAGCAAATCAGAATCAAGCTATTATAGTCCTCAACTTGTTTGGAAGCTATCAGATAATCCGCATATTAAAGACATAGAAGAACTCTCTCGTTTATTTGTTTGCATGCAGTTCATTAGTATGATAGGTAAACCCTCTCAATCCACTTTAGATAAACATAATATCAAGGATTATCATATGGGATTACTTCGTTTTTTATACCTTGACTTTGATGATTATAAAGATAATGCAATTATGATGTGTTATAAAAGACCTTTTGGTAATTCACATGTCTTAGATGATGTTCGTGATGAAGTAACTTTTTATACTCCAAATAGTCAATTGGGATTGGTTGATGATGAAAATGAAAACTATGATTCAGAACAAAAAATATTGGAAGAGTTTGTTAATTTCTTAGATGATTTTTATAAAGATTTTGAGATACCATATCATTCATTTATCTTTAATGCAAGATTTGAATATTCATCTTTAGATGAGCGTTGGACTAAACTCATACCATCATTTAGGGATCATCTACCTCACTCTTATTTACGTGATTGGGATATAGATATGGCTGAGTTAAGGAATGAAAAGATTGAAAAAATATTAATTTAACAGTTATCTCATTAATCTAGCGCTTAATGGTACTTCTTTTATTTCTAATTTTTTAATCTTACCTTCATCTTCTAACTTTTTCATAACTTCTTGTACTTCAGGTTGAGCTATTAAATCAACTACACTTTTTGCAGTAAGCACGTAATCCTGACCTTCTAATAATCTAATAAATTCATTTAGACCAGCTATCAATTCTTTACATTCATCCGAGGTTAAAGCAATTGCTGCCTCACCTTCACCATTTTTGATGTTAGCACTTTGGTCTATATTTAATATTAATCTCGTTCCAATTAAACTCGATTTACTTACAACAAGCTCAACTGAACCACCAGATTTAGTTAAAAGTTCCATATTTAATTTATTATTTTTATTATTATCTCCACTCTATTTTATCTACATGTCTTAATTCAACCTCATAGTTTTTCCCATCTAATTCTACCGTTACTGTTCCTTCATTATCCACACTTACTGGATTTAATGGTATTTCTGGATCATTATCTGGAAAATTTTTAATAATAGTTGCATATAAAACTCCACCATTATTTATACATTCAATTATATCATCAGTTGTGATATTTTTTTGTTTAAAATCCTCAAATAGTTTTATATGTCTCATTACTTATATATTAGTTTTTACACCATTAAAATATCCACGACCTGATCTTCTTTGTCCATATATATTAAAATTTTGACTACATTTGCAAGATGATAATACTAAATACAATGAATTTTTAGAAAGTAAAAGTGATATGTGGAATATTATTACACAATCTGTTAAAGATTTACATCAATTGTTCAAACAACATCATAAAAAATTGTTTGTAGTAGGTGGTGCGGTTAGAGACTTTCTAAATAATGAGAGACCAAAGGATTTTGACTTATGCACTGATGCTACTCCAGATGAAGTTTTAGAACTAATTAATTTATATATATTAAAATTTTAATTTATATTTACATATGAAATATGTTACATACTTAGTTACTTATAGTGGTGATAAATTACCTAAATTCTACATAGGATCAACATCTGCAGGACAAAATCATCCAAAATATGTCGACACTCTTTCAGAAGAAACAAAAAGTAAAATATCTAAAGCATTGACAGGTAGGATAGAACCAGAAGATACTAGGAAAAAGAAATCAGAATCAAAGTTAGGTAAAAAAATAGTTTTTATGGTAAGAAGCACTCAAACAACACAAAAGACAAAATTTCCAAAACTAAAAAAGGAACAAAATCTTGGAATAAGGGAATTCCTATGTAAGAAGAAGCAAAAATGAAATTATCTCAATCAAAAAAAGGTAAAAAGTTATTCGAAGAAACAAAAAAGAAGCTATCAGAGATAAGAAAAGGTAAACCAAAATCAGAAGAACACAAGTTAAAAATGAAACTTGCTTGGATAGAAAGAAAGAAAAAAATGAACCAAAATGAAAATTAAAAGATATAGACAATTTATAAATGAGAATAAAATCTCAACAGAAATTCCTCTACCAAATGATATTATAGACATATCAAATGCTTATATTAAAGCAGGTAAAGACATCTTTTTAGTCGGTGGTGCAGTTAGAGATTTCATACAAGGTATAGAACCAAAAGATTATGATTTGGTAACAAATGCTCTTCCTAATGAATCAAAAGAAATATTAAAAGAATTCAATATTTCTGATGAACAAGGTAAAAATTTTGGTGTATTAAGAGTCTATACAAAAGATGAACCAGGCGGTTATGAAATTGCTTCTTATAGAAGGGATATTTCTGGTGGTAGAGATACGAAAGGCGATGAAAAAAAAGTTGAAGTAGGTGGTGATGTAACTATTGAAGATGATTGTAATAGAAGAGACCTGACTATGAATGCTCTATTCTATGACATTAAAAACAAACAGATAGTTGATTTAGTTGGTGGTGTTGATGATATAAAAAATGGTATAGTTAGAGCAGTAGGTGATGCTAATAAGAGATTTATAGAAGATCGTCTAAGAATCCTTAGAATTTTGAGGTTTGCCACAAGAACTGGTGGTAAGATTGATTCTAAAACGGATCAAGCCATAAGAAAAGATAATAGATTAAGAGGTATAAGTCCAAAAGATGATGTATCACAAGAGAGAATTTGGGATGAGCTTAAAAAAGCTTTCAAACAAGCCAAAGATTTTTCAGAATATTTAAATCTATTGACTAAATTCGGATTATGGGAAGAAATTCTACCTGGCTTTAAAATCAATACTGATATCAGAGATTCTAAATATTTAGAAGTTTACTTAGCTAATTTGTTAAAAGAAAACAAAAATATATTAGATAAGTTAGTTCAAGATTGTAAAATTGAAGTGGATATGGCTAGAAGGATAGTTTTCTTGATATCTCTTTTAGATTTTAAAGTAGATGATGTTACAGAAATGTATAAAAAGAGAACAGTTGCGAGAGTTAGTGATGAAGTTATCTTAGATTGGTATAAAATAAATCAAATAAATGATGCAACTCATTTGGCTTTTATAAAATACAAACCATCTGTTTCAGCTGAAGAGTTAATGAAACAAGGATTCAAAGGTGCTGAATTAGGTAAGGAAATAAAGAGATTAGAAATTGAAAAATTTAAAGAAATTATATGACTTTACTATTTTTCCTTTTTGATATCTCTATTTATTTTACCACATAGTGGTTGAAGATTCGTATAATGGTTCAATTTTACTATCTCTTCTTCTGTCTTAGCACTTGATAATGGTATTATTTTTGTATTATCTTTTTAAATAAAAAATAACTATATATAGATTATGAATACTAGACTATCCTATATTACCGATACAATAGGTAATAATTATATTGGTGTAAATATTTATCCAGAAATGGTAGCCACATATTTAGAAAAGCTTAAAAATATTTTAAATGATGAATATGAGGAATATATAAATATTCAAAAAAATAGAGATCATGGAAAGTATCATATTACCGTGATAAATGTTATGGAGTATAATAGACTTTGCAAAGAAGTAGGTATAGATAAATTTGTAAATAGTCTGGAACATATATTCAGTATGGAATTTAATGTAAATTTAATTGGTTTGGGAACTGCTGAAAAAAATGGCAATCGTGCTTATTTTGTGGTAGTAAAATCCGAAGAATTACAAGAAGTCAGGAAAAAATACGGACTTTCTGAGCAGGATTTTCACATAACCATAGCGATGAAATGGAAAGATGTATTTGGTGTTAGAAAAAATCAAGTCTTACCAGAAGTTGATCCATTCTTAAAACTTTTAAAAAATGAATACTACAAAAAAAATGAAACTTTTGATTTTGTAAAAACACTAACTAATTTTGATGGTAATCAAAATGATGATGTTGAACCTATCAAGATAGAAGACAACTATGCCACTTTCAGAATTGGTAAAAATAGATATTATACAGTTAGTTTAATTGGTGATAATTTAATGATATCTGCTAAATGGGAAGATTCAAGTGATAAACAAATTTTATCCAATACTTTAATATATAGAAAATTGAAAAAATAAAAATTGCTTATGAAACTTTGCAAATATTATAGCTTAGATGAATCACAAGATAGAAGTGTTGTATTTGATAAATTAGACGATTTACAAAATGACTCTAAGATAGAATATACAATCTTAGAAGAAGATGACAAAATGATAAAAATCAAAAATGTAGGCTTAAATATTAAAGAAATAAAAGACTTAATTCTTTTTTTCAAGGACAATGATGCTATCGATTATCCTGATTATGAGGAGTTCTATTCTGAGGATGATGACGAAGAAGATGAAGATCAAGAAGATGATGACGACTATGATTATTAGTTATGAGTTTTAAAAATGAAATAGTGATAGTAAATGTGACATTTGATGGTGGATTGTTGCATATAATTGTCAATGAAAAAATAGATATTCCACAAATTATAAAATATTCTAAGCACTCTGAAAGACATTTTATTTTTTATAATTGTGAATTAATCGAAGAATTAGAGAGACACTTTTACGACAGCTTCTTTAAAAAGCAAAAGAATTATAAATATATTATAAAATATGATATGAAATTTACCTCAAAGTATTGTAATGATACAGTTAGTAAATATCAATCATATATTAGAGAACAAAAATTAAATCAAATATTATGATAACCGTTACAAATCAAGCTTTAGAACATATCATAGAATTAATGATGAAAGAAGGAATCACACCAGATACACACCACCTCAGAGTCGGAGTGAAGGGTGGGGGCTGCAGTGGCTTGAGCTATACCATGGATTTTGATGATAAAATTCAGGAAGGAGTTGATGAAGTTTTTGATGTTGATGGCGGGCTTAAAGTTTTAGTTGATAAAAAATCTTTATTATATTTGTGGGGAACCGAATTAAATTACTCTGATGGGTTAAATGGTAGAGGTTTTGAATGGATCAATCCACAAGCTTCTCGTGTTTGTGGATGCGGAAATTCATTTTCAATGTAAAGACAAAAACTTTGTTTTTTTGAAATTTTTGACTTTTTGTTTTTAATATATAAAAATAAAAAGTTATGATAATAGATATATATTATATAGAATCCGAATTTGAATTTAAATCAATTGCTGGTAAATTATTTAAAAAGAAAAGAAAAAGGAAAACATATAAATTAAAATGTGATAATTGTTATTCTCTATTTGAAAGAACATCTGATAATTTTTCACCAAAAAGAGCTAATAATAATTACGAGCATTTTTGTGGAAATTGCGGAAATGTTTTTAGTTTAGCTACCAAATCTTATAATAAAAAGAATCCAAATAAGCATGATCATCTCATTGGATCAAAAATTATTGATAGTAATGGATATGTTTGTATATATGTAGGATCAGATTATAAATATTTGAATAAATCAACTTCTTCTGTATATGGAGGAAGAATAAGAGAGCATATCTTTTTAATGCAAGAGAAAATTGGAAGACCACTTGAAAAGGGGGAAGTTGTTCATCATATAGATGGAGATAAATCAAATAATAATTTATTAAATTTGGATATATGTACAGTGCAAGAACATAATAACTGCCACGCAAAAGCTGAAAAAATTATTTTTGAACTATACAAAAGTGGAGTCGTTGGATATAACAAAGAAAATAAGCAATATTATTTAATCTGATATTCTAACCTTACCTTCTATTTTTTTATATTTTCCGTTTCTTGTTATTACAGTGGATCCACCGTCAATTATGTGTATTATTTCCCAAGCACTTCTAAATAAACCCATTCTGATAAAGTCACCAACTTGATACCATTTGCCGTTGTAAAAAAATGAATATGTTTCCATGTAAATTATACTTCTAAAACTTTTTCAAGTTCTGTATCTGCCCATTTTTCTATACCATCCATACTGTCTAATAACCAAGCTTTGTATGCTCTTCTATTGCGCGATCTGGATGTCGCATTTTCATTTGTGCATAATTCAACTAACCACCATTCATCTTTAAATTTATAGAATATAATATACCCGGTTCCATTTTTACGACCAAAATTCATATCAAAACTTACACAGGATTTAAAATTATCAGATCTAAATCTTTTGCCAATTTCATACTTTTTTATCGGTGAAGGTTCTTCTAAATCAATTAAATATTTAATTCGTTCAACTTCAGCATCAGTTATCTCTTCTATCTCACCATTTGATAATAAACTTTCAAATTTATCATAGCCATAAAAAATATTGTCAATATATGTTACTAGTTCATCACCAACTCTTTCACTTGAGAAAGATTCAAATTTTTTTATATGTCTCATGTAATTTTGTATTAATATATATTAATATATATTAATATGAAATACTTAAAAAGATTTGAGACCAATGTTTATTCACCTATTGATGATAATGAGTTAAAGGGGAAAGAGATAGTATATATTGATATGGACGATACCATTTGTGATTATTTATCACATTATCATGAAATGCGTGAATTACATCCAGATATAAAATACCCACAATCTAAAGAAGGATTTTTTCTACAATTAGAACCTTTGGAAGGGGCTATTGATGCAGTAAATAAATTAAGAAAATCTTTTGATGTTTATATTTTAACTAGACCATCCTATATGAATCCACTTTGTTATACAGAGAAAAGACTTTGGATTGAAAAACATTTTGATTTAAAATTTTGTCAGAAGTTAATTATATCACCCAATAAAGATTTATTAATAGGAGATTATTTAATTGATGATATGCCTTGGCCAGGATTCAAAGGAACCCAATTACAATATGGCAAACCTCCTTATGAAAATTGGGATAAAATATTAGAATATTTTAATGAAAGTCAAAGATAAATTTGTACTTTGTAAAGGGTGCAATCATAAATACACAATCAATTATACTTCTAAAGAAAAGGAAAAGGAATCAAAATGTACTAACTGTGGTAAGGTAAATAAACACAAGGTTAATGAACATATTATATCTTTTTTTGAATTCTCAACAAATTTATTTACGAAAGATATAAAAAAATAAAATGAAAAATTTTATCCTTATTTTATTACTTTTAATTAGTAATTTAAGTTTCTCACAATCTAAAAATGATTCACTTCTAACTTGGTTAAAATCTGGAAATAATGAATATACTTCTGGATTATTTAGCAGTAAAAATCGAGATTCGTTAACCAGACTTTTTTTATCTAAAGGTCAAAATCCTAAAGCTGTTATTATTACTTGCGCTGACTCAAGAGTTTCTCCAGAAATAATATTTAATAAAGGTCTTGGAGAACTTTTTGTAATTAGAGTTGCTGGCAATGTTATAAATGATGATAACTTATCAAGTATAGAGTATGCTATTTTGAATCTACATACTAATCTAATTGTTATAATGGGCCATACTAGTTGTGGTGCGGTTACTGCAGCGGTCAACTCAAATAGTAAGTTTGACAATCATATTCAAGTTCTTATTGAGAAAATTCAACAATCTACTAAGAAAGTTAAAAAGACTGATAGTAATTTTATTTATGAAGCAATCAAATGTAATGTAACTTCAAATGTAGATAGTCTCAAAAATTCTAAACCAGTTATTAATAATCTTGTAAATACAAATCAAGTAAGAGTAGTTGGATCTGTATATGATATTCTTACTGGAAAAGTGACTTGGTTTGAATAAAAATAAATTTGGTGGTTACAAAATCTTGCTGTATCTTTGTATTGTAAATGAAAGGTATAGTGTATCTGGCACGTCATTTACAAAGTGAAAGGTATAGTGTATCTGGCACGTCACTTTAGTCTCATAACTGTTTGTTTTGGTATAAGAATTCCTCTCTATACGAGGGGAATTTTTATTTGGTGGTTTCGGAAATTTGTCGTATCTTTGTGTAACAAAGAACGAGAGAAATGAAGGGTATGGTGTATTTAGCATGTCATTTCTAAATAAAAAATTAGGTGGTTTCTGAAAAAGTTCGTATCTTTGTGAAACAAATCAATCAAAAAACTTAAAACTTATTATTATGGCTAATTTATTTGCAAAAGCTAAAAAGTCGGCTCCCGCTAAAACAACTAAAGCGAAAGATGAAAAAGTTCGTGTTAAAGTGAAAGATGCTGATTTCTTCGATAAAATTCAAAAGCTTCAAGAGCTTCAAGATAACATGAAGCGTGATAAGGCCGAGGCTGATATGATTTCTGATGAAGTAAAAGAAATTGGTAAGGTTGAGTGGTCTAAAGTATATGATAAAACCAGCAAAAATCCAGGTTCTATCATGTTGGAGGCTAAATCTGGTTTGGATACGGCTCAAATGATGTTCGTACCTTCTGATAAGTATATTTCTATCAACGAAGATAGGGCTAAGTATTTGACTGAAACCTTCGGTGAAGCTGCTGTTGAAGAAAAAACGAGCTTCTCATTTGATAGTGAAATGGTTGATAAATATGGTGAAATTCTTTCTCAATTGATTGAGGCTTGTGATGAAATTGATGAAGATGATAAAGAAAAGATTGTTAAAGCCGTTGTTTCTTTCAGTGTGGCTAAAGGTACAATCGATAAGCTGAAGGATTACTCTCAAGAGGCTGATATGGAAATCTACAATATTGTAGAAGAAGTTAAACCTGTAATCGCTGTGAAAAACGTAGAAGTTATTAAAGGATAATAAAAATATTTCGGAGAAATAAAAAAAAGAATCCAATCGGATTCTTTTTTTTTATGTTAAATATTATCTTTATTCCAAATAAATTTTTTATTACCAGATCCATAACATTTATACCATCCTCTTTCTATCATTATTTCTGATTCAGTTTTTTCTCTATCATATCCTTCACTTATTAATTTATCTTTTCTGAAATTCCATCTATTTTGTCTTTTATCACCATCACACCACCAATAATTAAATGACATACTATCTAATTTCATACCTATTTTATAATAGGATTTACCACTAAATAGATCATTATCACAATATGAAATAACTCTTACCGGATTTATTTCATTTACAAAAAACTTCCAAAGTTTTGATAAAGATCCAATGATATTTGTTCCAATTTTATTACAAAATCTAACTATTTCATATTCTCCGATTTTTGCATTTTTAGTAATATTTTTTCTACTATTTGAAATTGTTAATATACTAACTAGATTATTTTCAAAATATAATCCATATCTATATTTTGAAATACACCATCCCTGAATATGATTTTCATTTAGAAAAATTTTAGAATCTTCATTTGAAACTACTTTTATGATACATAATCTAGCACCAATTGATGAATTCTTATTTATCCTACTTTTTATCACTGACTTTATTATATCCTTTTTATATGTCCAATCATCTTCCCAAATTTGAATTAGTCCAATACCTTTTTGTGTGCATCTATTATACTTATCATAATGGTAGCCATTATCCTTGTTTATTTCAGAGTGCCAATATATGCCGTTAAACTCAATACCTAAATTATAATCTTTTAGATAAATGTCTATTTCGTATGGATTTATTATTTTTCTATCATTTACTGTAATATTTATTCTTAGTTCCTTTAAAAAATTTATAATTTCTTTTTGTCCATTAGATGTTTTGTTATTTAGTGGATTGCAAATAGTACAAATATTAGATTTATCTCTGATATGTCTATTATAAAGATGTACATAATTTGATTCAAACTCATTGTTACACTTTTCACAATAAAATTTTACTATATTATTTTCATATGATATTATATTTAATCCATCGATTTTACCATAATTAGAAACAATATTTTTATAATTATGAAGATATTGTGAATTTTTTATTTTTTGTTTGATAATATCAGAAGATATGTGCCATTCACATCCATATTTTTTCAAATTATTTTTTTTAATTTTATTTTTGACTGAATCTAGTAAAATTGGGTTACTGACACCATACTTTTCTATAAAGTTATCAATCATTTTATTCTTAATTTGTAAATTTTGAAGAGGCAAATCAGTACCATATCGTATATTGTTTGTTTTTTTAATTGAATTTTTAATATTTTCATTCTGTGAAGCATGTTCTACTCCATACTTTTTAATGTTGGTTTTTTTTATTTTTTCTTTAACTGAATTTAGTTGGGTGGTGTGTTCAACTCCATATTTTTCTAATGTGTTCAATCTCCTAGTTTCATTTGACTTTGGTCTTGTTAGTAAAATTGCACAATGTCTACTACATCCTAGTTTATATCCATAATCAAATCCAATAAATCTTTTATTTTCTTTTTTGCAATAGTCACATATTGGCAATTCAGTCTTATTTATTTTATAATGATATAATAATTGTGAAAATTTGGAATACTCAAAGTTTATCATGTTTGAGAATGATATAACATCTTTGTATAAAGATGGGACATTTTTCTTAATCCAATCCTCTTTTAGTTTGTTTTTGTCTAACTTTGTATCATTATATAAAAATGTATAGTTTTGCATAAAATTAATTTCTACTTATATATTAAATACCCTCCCTTCCCTTTGATAGTTGAACTATTTATCGGAAACAAATTTTTTGTGGATTTAGAAATTTGATTTACATTTGTGTGATATATACGAACAATATGAATTGGTTATAAAAAATAAGTTTTGGTAATTAAGAAATATATCGTATATTTGTATAAATAAACTCTTACAGAGAATATGTGATTGTAAAAATAAATTTTTTTAATTCAAAAACAATTCGTAAATTTGTATAAATAAAACAAATGATTATGGCAGAAAACAAAGATACAAAAGCAGGTCTACCACAAGAATTTATGGCCAAGATGAACGCTCTTACTGAACGTGAACGTCTTTACTTCATGGTAATGTGGCCTAAATCCGGTGTTCTTTACATTACTTCTAAACCTGGTATTGCAAAATCAGCAATTTCACGTTCAATTGCTGAAAAAATAGGATTTAGATATATGGATATTCGACTTTCAATGGTTGACGAAACCGACGTAGGTCTTTATCCTAGTGTCAGTGATGTTTCGGGTGTTAAATGTCTTGACTTCGTAGTTCCTCGTTGGGCTATTGAGGCTAACAAACAACCTACGATTATTCACTTTGAAGAATTGAATCGTGCTTCTCTACCAGTTCGTAACGCGGCTCTTCAAATTCTTCTTGAACGTCAAATCGGTACTGAGTTCAAATTCAATGATACCGTATTGATGATGTCCAGTGGTAACCTTGGTGATGAAGATGGTACTGATGTTGAAGAATTCGACAACGCTCTTAATAACCGTTTGATTCACTATTCACATACTTTAGGTGCTGATGAATGGATTGATAACTTCGCTAAGGATAAAGTTCACCCGATTGTAGTTTCCTACATCAAGAACTACCCTGAAAAGTTGTATCAAGCCCCAACTGAAAGTACTAAGGCTTACGCAACGCCTCGTTCTTGGACATTCTTGAGTGACTTTATTTGTAACAATTTCGGTAAAGATTCGTCTCCAAAGGCATTCTTGCCAGTTCTACAGAACATCGCACACTCTTACATTGGTAACGGCGCTCAACGTTTCTTACAATATTGTCAAGAAATGATTAATATCACTATCCAAGATATTATTGACCGTTACGACACTGTAGTAAAAGAATTGGATAAGTATAATCGTGATAAAAACTCTGAATTGATCCAATCATTGAAGGAGTACGATATCAAGAAATTGTCTGATAAACAAATCGACAATGTTACCAAGTTCTTGAAGAGGGTCGGTGATGATGAATTGACGGCTTATCTGTTACACGTTCTCGATAACGTTCCTGACGTGTCAGATCCGAAGATTAAGAAGTTTATGATTTCGTTCAAAGATGTTCTCGTTAATATCAAACGAATCAATAAACCAACCAAGTAATTCTTTACTTGTTGAAGCCTTACAAAGTTGATACCTTGTGTATCAACTTTTTTTATTTAAACTTGTCCTTGTGAAAAATATATAAAAAATAAAAAATTAATGGAGTTTAGTCAATATAAAAAAGAAGATAGCACTGACTTAACCCCTATCAAAAAGTATTTCTACCCAAATAGAATATTAGATATAGGTGCAAATATTGGACAATTTCATTACTTCGCTAAAGAACAGTTTCCTGATGCCTACATATTCTCGGTAGAAGCTTCAGAAGAATGTGAAATACACCTCAAAAAACTTACCAATTCTTACTATATAGGTTTATTAGCTAAAGATAATTCAGAATATGATTTTTATACAACTAATAATCCAATCTCAACTGGTAATTCTATATATAGAGAGTTGACAGATTGGTATTCTGATGATAAGATTAATATTATCAAAAAGAAAGGAGTCAAACTAGATGATATCTTAAACGAGGAATTTGATTTAATAAAGTTAGATACACAAGGTTCTGAATTAGATATAATAACAGGTGGTAGAAATATATGTAGTAGAGCTAAAGGGATATTATTAGAAGTATCTATGACTCCTTATAATCAGGGTTCTCCATTGTATGATGAGGTTTGTAAGTTCATGGACGAATTGGGATTTAAAGAGGCAGAGACATTAGATGAATTAGTAAATACATATACTAATCTACACCAAAAAAATATACTATTCATAAATAAAAAGATGGAACACTTTTATCAAAATTTAGGAGAGGACTGGTTTACCTACCCTGATCTATACTCAAGTATGGTCAAACAATTTCCAGAAGGAAGCCACTTTGTAGAGGTTGGGTCGTGGAAAGGTAGAAGCTCAGCTTATATGGCTGTAGAGATACATAACTCAGGAAAAAAGATACAGTTCGACTGTGTTGATACTTGGGATGGGGCCGATGTGCATAGAGACCCTTATAGTCCGTGGTTTGAACCTTTATTAAGCAACAAAGATGGGTTATATATTGAGTTTCTAAAGAATATTAAACCAGTTAAGTATATTATCAATCCAATACGATCAACTTCTGTATCAGCATCTAAATTATATGAAGATGAGTCCTTAGATTTTGTTTTCATAGATGGAGACCACTCCTATGAGAGTGTTAAAGAAGATATTGAGCATTGGTTACCTAAAGTTAAAGTTGGTGGTATTATTGCTGGTCATGATTATGGACCTTACGTCCCACCGGGTGGAATTGGGCCTATTGGGTTAGAAGGTGTAACAAAGGCAGTTCATGAATCTTTTGATGTAAAAGATATTCAAGATTTTCAAGGATGTTGGGTATATAAAAAAGAAATGAAAAAAGATTTAATACTAACTGTTGCTATAAACTATACATCAGAAATGATTAGACCGTTTATTAAAAGTTTAGAAAGAGTTAATTTTAAAGGAACTTTGATGGTATTATCATATGAACCTATACAAATTGATTACTCAGTCAATATAGATATAATTAATCAATTGATTAAGCCAGAATATATTCAACTGAAGCTAAATACAATTAATAATCTAAGACCTTTCTATTATAAAATAGTATTAGATAATTATCTACAATATGAAAATATATTATTAGTAGATTCTAGAGATGTTATATTTCAAGATAATCCTTTCAACTATTTTAAAGAAAGAGTTGTTCATTTTGGTATGGAAGATAACACAATTGGTAATTGTTGGATTAATACAACTTGGATCAAAAGAGTTTATGGAGATGAATATTTTGAAAAAGTTAAAGATAGACCTATATTAAATGGTGGTATTATAGCTGGTAATAGAAACGAAATAATGCCCTTTTTGGAATTCTTTATTCAATTAATTATTGAAAAATCCTCACTTGATACTGGTGATAACTCCTTTGTAGTCGAACAAGCAATTCCTATTTACTATTCAAATGCATTTCCAGATAAAGTAAAAGAACACTATAATAATACTAAGGAAATATCTACTTTAGGTCAAACTAATTTTATCTCGATTAATAAAGATAATCAAATAGTGAATCAAAGTGGTGAAGTTTACGCAATTGTTCACCAATATGATAGGTTTGAAATATTAGATAAAATAATTAAAGATATATATAATTAATATGATTTACGATTGTTTTACATTCAATAATGAAACTGATATTCTATATTTTAGATTAAAACATCTATGGAATTACGTTGATAAATTTGTTATAGTAGAAGCAAATATGACACATAGAGGTATACTCAAAGATTGGAATTTTAGCAAAATTCAACAAGATTTTGAATGGGCAAAAGACAAGATTGAGTATATTCAAGTAAACTTGAATTTTGGTAATATGGATATGAATTACAAAGGTGATTCGTATAATCCTAATAGTCCATTTATGATTCTAGATAACCAACAAAGAAACGGCATCATGTATGGATTACTTAACGCTAACAATGAAGATATAATAATGATTAGTGATTTAGATGAATTTCCTAACTACTTTGCTATGGATATGATATATGATTTAACCGATAGATATCCTTACTTTAGTTTTGGTATGAGTTCGTTTTGTTATTATTTAAATGTAATACAAAATGATGTTTTGTGGAAAGGAACAGTTGTCGGAAAAAGGAAAAATCTATTTCAACCACAGATATGGAGAGCTGGTAGGTGGGATATTCCGTGGGAAGGATCGATGGGTTATCATTTCAGCTGGATTGGTAAAGATAATGTTGAGAACAAATTTAAAAATACAGCACATGATGAGGTTCATCTTTACGATAATCAAGATCATATAGATAAATGCTTTCAAATGAAAGAAGATAATACATTCGGTGACCTATTTGGTAGAGATATTAAATCGAGTATCTACGATATCGAATCAGATCCTTATTATCCAAGGGTTATAACCGAGGAGAAAGATAATTTTTCACATCTTTTCTATAAATAATTTTTTTTGATACGAAGTTTTTCCTTAAATTTGTTAATTAAACAATTTACTATATCGTAAGTATAATAATAAAAATTTATACTTATGATAGTCCAAATGGTCATCAAAAATGAACTAGGTGAATTTCATTCTGAAAAGATGAATATAACAAGTGACCAATATTTAGAAATGGTTGATATTTCTAAAAAGTTTTATGTTGATGAAAATGGATTTGAAATGTGGTTAGAAGATGGATTTATGGTAATACCACCTATTATTACACAAAAAAGCATTTTATTAATAAATATAATAGAATACGATAAAGAAGAAAAAGGAAACGATGAAAAATAAATTTAAAAGGTTTGGTGGGGAATTTATCCCTGATATAATAGAATATCTTAAAGAGTATATCAATAAATCTCCTAATGTAACTATTAGCGTAGGTTGTGATTCTGTGCAACGACGTAGAAAAACTGTCTATGCAGTTACTATTATGCTTTATGACACTGATATTAGAAACGGTGCTCACGTTATATTCTTTAGAGAAAACGTTCATAAAGTTCGTGATCACTTTGAAAGACTTCAAAGAGAAGCTGAATTAGCACTTGCAGTTGCTGATATGCTACAAGAAGGATTAGAGCCATTCTATCAAAGAAAAGACTTGAGTGATAAGGAAAGAAAAAGGTATAAGTTTCATATTTTAAAATGCGCTGGTCAATATTCTCATATATTACCTCACAATGAGGATTCTTTTATCAACAACTTGAGTTTAACTGAAGCTGAAAGAGAAATCCCTTTCAAATTAGTTGATATTCACGTTGACTACAATCCAAGCGAAGGTCATGTTGATAAGAAAGGTAATGCTAAAAATAAATCAAATATGAGTTATAAAGCAATGGTTCCTTACTTGAGAAGCTTGGGATATAGAGTTTTTAGTAAGAATATCGCATTTGCAGCCACAAGCGCAGCAGACTTATTGTTACAAGATTAAAAAATATTTATGAAGAGAATTAAATTAAAAATATTGGGACTATCTTATAGTCAAAGTCAAATTGGATCTTATGTTTTGGTATTATCTGAAATAAAAGGTGACAGAAAACTACCTATCATTATTAAATCAAATGATGCTCAATACATCGCTTTAAAAATGGAAGGTATTGAATCACCAAGACCATCAACACACGATCTATTCAAAAGTTTCACTGATGCTTTAGGTGGTGAGATTAATGAGATATACATACATTCTTTAACTGAGGGTGTATTTTATACAAGAGTCACATTATCTAATGTTATGGATAGTTATGATATTGAATGTGGTATTGGTGATGCTGTTGCAATGTCAATTATCTATAAATGTCCTATCTACGCATCTCAATCAGTATTAGATATGGCTGGTATATATATGACAGATGATGGTCAAATCGCTGATGATCAAAATAAAAAGAATCATAGAGAAAGAAAGAAAGAAACCGTCTCTATTGAGAGTCTTGAAAAGATGCTTGAAAAAGCAGTTGAAGATGAGGAGTTTGAAATTGCTTCACAAATTAGAGATAGAATTAATAAACTAAAAGAAGTTAAATAATATGAAAAAATTTTTAGGTATAATTTTAGTATTTTTTTCAATCTCAGTCAAGTCACAAGTAATTGTGCCGATTGAAATTTTTAAAGATTCTATCGTAGTAAAAAAGGTAAAGAATAATACCACAATTCTTCATAATCAATTTCAAGATTATGTTATGTGGTTAAAAAAATCAGATACACTTTATAATAATAAGAAAAAACCTGTTAGAAAATAACAGGTTTTTTTAATTTATAGAAATGCAACTTTTTCAGATAATTAAATATAATAGTTATAAAATAATGTATAACTATGTGTATAAGCTATATCGGGGGTAAATCTACTATTGCTCCAAATTTAATAATTCCTAATATTCCAAAAGATATTGAAGTTTTTTGTGAGAGCTTTAGTGGTATGTTCTGGACATTTTTTAAAATGGAGTTAGATGAATATCCTAATTTAAAAACAATTGTCTATAATGATTTTAATCCATTAAATTATAATCTTTATAGATGTATTAGAAATCCTAAAAAACTATTAGAAGCTTGTAACAAACTACCAGTTCAACAAAAAGGTATCTCACCTACACCTGTTGAATGTAGAGAGACTTTTAATAAAATTCAATCAAAGATTTTTAGTCCCGATTTTAAAATTCCTGATGAGCCTAATTACAATTTAGCAGCTGGTTATGCTTATGTATTGAGTCAAGTTTTTTCTGGAGCTAATCCAGCAACCTCAAAGTTCATTGACTTGAAAGGTAAGTATCATTCTAAATTTACTTCATTTAAAAATAAATTAGAACATCCAAAGTGGCAAAAGATGTTTCAGGCTATTACTGATGTTGAAAATTTAGATTTTGAGGAAGTTATTAAAAAGTATGATTCTGAGAAAAGTTATTTTTATTGTGATCCTCCTTACTATATTGTTGGTGAAGGAAAATATTATTCTAATCACTCATTCACAAGAGAAGATCATGAAAGATTGCCTAATTGTCTAAAAAGTATTAAGGGTAAATTTTCTTTGAGTTATTATGATTTTCCACAATTATCAGAATGGTTTCCAAAAGATGAATATACTTGGAAGCAAATGGATTTTCATAAAGCTGCAATGGCTAAATCTGGTAAAGCACAAACTAAGGCAACTGAAATTTTAATAATGAATTATTGATATGATACATTGTTATATTTGTTATACCGAGAATGTGGAGCCTGAATGGGTTTGTGATACTTGTGGATTACATTACTGCGAAGACTGTTCTTATACATTCGGTCTTCATTACCAATTTCAAGGATCCAGATGTTACTATTGTGCTGAGCAATATAGAAGAGCTGATTTAACTAAAGATATGATAAGAGAAAATAAAATTAAATTATATGTGGGTAATAGTAGTAAATAATAATACATCTGACCATAGAGATTCTTACTTAAGCAGTTTATTTGGTGACCAACCAAAAAATACTGGAATGTATGTAAGTAGCTTAAACTCTACGAAGTATTCAACTACCGCATATTTTGGGAATGCTAAAATTTTCAAATCTCAGAGTAGAGCTGAGAATTTTGTTAAAAAATTTAATATTGATGCTAATAAAAATCAATATACAAATAAATTTTCTTGGATTCACGACAAACATCTTTCCATCAGAAAGTTAACAAAAGATGAATGGGATTCACTTATTGATACTCAAATTAGATTACTCAAAGCCAGACATGATAGAGCTCTATCAAAATTAGAGATGAAAAAATATAATTACAAAAATGACTAAAAATAAAAAAATAGCCCTTTGCACGGGGATAACTGGACAGGATGGAGCTTACCTAGCAGACTTGTTACTAAAAAAAGGATATATTGTTCATGGTATTAAAAGACGTAGTTCTCTTTTTAATACTGATAGAATTGATCACCTATACGAAGATTGAAATATAGAAAGTGACTCAAAATGAATATATAAAAAAAACTATTTTATATCATGAAATTTAAACCAGGAGATTTAGTTATCAAAAATACTGGTGGTAATAAAATGAGAGTAGTGGAATGTAAAGAAGATGGTTTGTGTGACTGTGTTTGGGCTACCGAAAATTTACATGAAGGTCTATTCAACGAGGAAGACTTAGTTTCTATAAATGACTACAAATCTGTTATTTTAACCGAAAAAAGAGATGATTTAATTAATAAAATTCTTAGATAAATTACACTTTACTTCTTTCCAAAAATTTTTCAGAAATCAAATTTAAAAGTGGATCATTATTTTTATTCATCTTCTCCACTATCTGATATTTATTCTTAGCTTCTTCAACATCAAATCTATTAACATAAGATTCTAAAAAAAATGATAAGTTACTTTCATCACTTCCCCATTTTTCAATAATATCATTAATTTTTTTAACCTCTTTAATATCAAAGTTATTATTTTCAATTGATTCAATTTTTTCTTCAATTGACTTCCAATCTTTATTTGTAGATTTTAATGATTCTAATGCCTTTACTTGTGCTTTATTAGACTTTTTAGTAAGTAAATCAGTAAGTGCCTCAACAAACATTTCCTTACCTACAATTTTAGTAGGAATCATAATTTCTGGTCTAGCTACTCCATATGAACGAATGCTTAATAATTCATCTATTAATTTCATAACTTCAAGCTTAAATTCATTAATTTCTACTTCTTGTTTTGAAGGTTCAACTGGCTTTGGTTCTTGACCAACTTCTACTTTTGATATGTTACTAAATTTTTTCATTAATGTATATATTAATTTATTATTTATATATTTAATATTAAAACTAAAAAATCCCCGTAGGGATTTTTAATTAGATTGACTTTTTATAATCTTGAACATTATTTCTTATATCCTCTGCTGTTCTTCTCAACATTTGCATTACCTTTCGTATTCTTGTTCCAGCAGTTTTATTTCCTTTTACAAAAAATTTTTCAAAATCATCTTTTAAAAGGTATTTCTTACCATCAATCTCAATTTCTTCTGTTAATAACTTGATTAAATCATCATACTTATCTAAATAATCCATAAAAATTTTTATTTTTTATATGGTTATATATACAAAAACCAGGTTTCCCTGGTTTTTAATATTTATTTAGATGTTTTTTTCCTTGTTCTTGGTGCTCTTTCTACACCTTCACCAGAAGCTTTTTTCTTAGGAGCTGCCTTTTTTCTTACCGCTGCTTTCTTTGCAGTTTCTTCTTTTTTTGCTGCTAATTTTGCTCCTGTTGCTGCTTTTTGACCCTTTTTACGTTCAGTTGTTTTATCTATTTCTTCTTTATTCTTTTTCATTTCTTGCTCTTCATATTCAGATTTAATCTTCTTAGCTTCTGCTTCAGTTAAATCCATATAATAATAAGGCATAGACTCATCCCATACATTAATAAAAACTCTGATAACTTTTAAACCAGTAGATTTATCATTTCTAATATCATGTAAAGCCTGATCTACTTGAAGAGTAGTATAATTAGAAAGATATTTCTTCATACCAGATAAAGAATATAATCCTTTTTCATTTGATAGTCTGTCCATCTCTACATGAGGCTTCTTCTTAAATAAATCTAATAATTTATCGATAATTTCTTCTTTTTTAACTTTAGCTTCATTTATAGTGAAATCTGAATATTTTTTTATTTCCATAAAAGTAATTTATTTTTTATTATATATTAATAATTTATAACCAAAATCTCTTGCGTTTCTCCTAAATCTTTCTTTTTAGCTACTTTTTCATAATCGTGTTCAATCTTAATTACTTTATATTTATTTATTCTGTTCATGTATGGATTATCTTTTCCTTTGTGTTTTGAAACACCACTTAATGCAAATCTAATTCCATTACTATCAAGTGAATCTAATATTTGATGTAAATATTCTTCATCCTGTTTTTTCCAAAAAGCATTATATCCAGCAGAGGTTATATGATAATAAGGTGGATCCAAATAAATAAAGTCACCTTGTTTAGGTGGATGTATTTGAAATAAATTACTAAAATGATGATTAGTAAATTGAATATTTTTATTTTTTAAGACGTTACAATATTCTTTTAATTTTTGAATAGTGTTATCATTTATAGTTCTTTTACCAAATGTTTGATTAAATTTAAATTTTTGATTAAATCTCATTAAATTATTAGTGCAAGATGAAACCAAAGAAAAAAATAAATATGGATCATAACTTTCATTAAAACGTTCTCTTACTCTAAGAAATTCCTCTTGTGATTCTTTATTAATCTTAAAACTAACAATTTTTTCAATTTCAGAATCTATTTTGTCTGTTATTGATGCTGTTTGTAAAATTTCATAAAACTCTATTAAAGGATTGATAATATCATTAGAAATATATTTGTTGTAGTCAGTATTGATAGTAACTGATAAACCACCTGCAAACACATCATAAAAAGTATTCACATCTTCTTTTTTGGGAAAATATTTAATTAGTTGTGTAATAATTTTGTCTTTACTACCACTATAATTTAAAGGACTTTTTAAAATCATTTTAATATATCATCAATTTTTTTATTTCTAAGAGATTCAACAGTTAGTGATTGTTCTTTATTAAATTTATGATCACATTTTATACATTCAAAATCATTAACCCAGGCAAATCTAGAATCAACTAATCTAAGATCCTTTGAATAACATCTTGGGCAAATTGTAGTTCTTACCTCATATTGTCTAACAGCTTTATCAAATGATTCCTTAGGATAGATTCTTGTATTCATTTATGATTGAATTTATTTTATCATCTCTTTGATTAGATAGATATTCTTGATAATCGATTATTTCATAATTTTTAACAAAATGAGCAGCTAAACCTTTACCATTGAAATACATTATATGAGTTTCAGTTGATCCTGGATCATGAACTGTTGCTGTAGTAGCACCAGTAACATAATAAACTACTTGACCTGTATTAAATTGTGTGTTCATTTTTTTCCTCTGAATCTTTCTTTCCAGGTTAGTTTTCTGTTTTTTTCCTTTTCCAAATCCTCTTGAATTTTTGATAATTGTTTATTTAACTTTTCTAATTCAAGATTTTTTTTATCTAAATCCTTATTTAAATCTTCTGACAGATTTTTGAAATGTTCATATCTTGAATAAGCATTTCTATAAAAATTCCTATACTTTAAAAGTAAAAACTTTGATTCCTCTTTTGTTAATCCTTCGTTGAAATCAGAAGTCATTAAATAATCTAATATGTCTTTTTCAGTAAATAGGTTGTACATAAATTATATATTTATTTAATGAAATCCAATCTTGACTATATCAAAATCTTCTTTTTTATTCTTGAGTATATCTATTAACCTTGGATTTTTGATTTTATTTTTTTGTTTTAAGTACTCACATAATTCATTTGACTTTGAATCAATTAATCTATCAACAAGCATTACATCTATTAAATTATTACATTCTAACAGGACAGAATCCACATCATTTATATTATCTGTGTTTAAAACTGTTATAATGTGTAGATTGTCCATATCAGATGTTATACCATCTACCATTTGTAAAATATTATTAGTTAATATATTTGACTTACTATAACTATTTGAAAAATATATTTCACAATCATCTATAATGATAATCGATTTTTTGTGTTTTCTAATAAAATTTTTAAATTCATTAGTAGTTATTATATCAATCATATTAGCTGGTATAAAAATACTAAGTTTATCTATTTTTGATAACATATGATTAATCAGTGTTGTTTTACCAACTCCTCTTTCACCATGAATGATACTCAACCCCTTGTGCTTTTTTCTTATGATCTTTATTAATTTATTAGATTTTTTAATGACATCTTTGTTAAAATATAATTCAATATTTTCATAATCAGCGTTTAGTAAATCAATTGGTTCAAGTTGTAATCCCTCTGGGGTTAAAGTCAAGACATTAAATTTTTGTTCAACACCGACATTTTCATAATCAATTAAAAATGGGTGTATTGATTCTAAGAAGGAATTAACACTTGATTCTGAACTAATTCTATAGAAGATAACTATATCTGTAATGTGTCCTGATTCAGACATTTTATCATACTCTACAAATGAGATAAATATATCATCTATATTTATAAAATGTTTTTCATTAATAATGAAGTCGGATCCACTTGGAATGAACTCTTTGGAAATATTTTTAGTTGTTGAATTTTTATCAGTAAACTCTATAAATTTATCAATATCATAGTTGTTGAAAATTTTTATTTTACTTGGCATTTCACCGAATTCAGCAAAACAATATAAATAATCATTTATTGAATGATCATCTTTATTTATATTGATATTGACGTTTTCTATCATAATTAAAATTTTATTTTTAAAATTTAATATATAACTCTAAATTTTATGTAATTTCATGAAAAAGGAAATTGAAGCTATTATTTTTATAAATCGTTATTTAGCTAATCATAAAAACGATTATAAAAAGAAAGAGTTAGTAAGAGGATACTTAACATCTAAAGTTAATTCTATATCTTCTAAATTCTACTCAGTTAATAGCAAAAGAGATTTCATAACAGAGATATTTAATATACCACTTGTTATGTTATCATTTTAAATCTGTGGTCCTTGTCCTAAATCAATTGCTGGTCCCTTGTAACCACCTGGAATCGGCATCTGAGGATTGTTATCAAATTTACCCGCTAATTTTTCCTTTTCAATCATTTCCATTAAAAAATCCTGTTGAGCTTGTTTAATTCTTTTTTGCTGTAATTTAATAGACTCATTTCTTTTAGCTACTTTCTTTCTATGCTCTTTCGCTTTTTTTCCCATTTTAAAAATCTTTTTTATATTATAAATTCAATCTAAATGAAAGTTTTAGAAATTAAAATCAAACTCTATATCACTATGTTCTGATAAGTATTTTTGTAATTGATCATATGTTAAATTTGTTAAAATTGTCCCATCAGATAAAGTTATATTATATAAATATTCATATGACTGTTGAGTTGGATTTGAATTAAGTTGAGATTCTATCGATGATTGTGTCCCAAACGAACCTTGAAGTTTATTATTAACTATAGCCTTATTTATATCATTACATAAATTCACATGTGGTGGTGGTAAAATAGGAGTTAACCCCATTAGACTCCATATAAAATCTATAAAAGAATTTATTATATCAGCAATTAGACAAATTATAGCTTTTAAAAACTCCATCGGAGATTTTTCTAACTCTAATAGTTGCTTTTTTGTTGCTTTAAACATAGGTGGTATAAATGGCATTGATATGATTTCACTTAAATCAAACAAATGCGAATCTGGGTAAGTATCAATTGCGGCAATCCAATATCCAAACTTAATTACATCGAATTTTATATCTAAAATTTCCAATAACGAAATAGGATTAAATAACTTAGATAACCACTCGAATCCAACAAATTCTACAATAGCACTTGGTAACTCAAATGGATTGCTTAATTTTTTAAAAAAATTCATTATATATTCAATAATGCTTTTAATTATATTTAACGGGAATGTTACTAAATTTAATAAAAATTCCAATATTGGTTGTGTATCCGGTAGTTTAATTCCACCAAGTGGGACATTAGGCATAGGTGGAACTGATGCACTTAATCCTTGTTCCTGTAAGCTTTTTGTTATTAGTGATGGAGTTAAATTTGATAAGCTTATTCCAAAATTAGCAGATAGGAAACTTACCATTGACTTTCCATCTAATAGAAATTGGTAATTATTATCTTCACCAACATAAACATAATCTTTTAATTTAGAATTACTTACAAATGATTTTCTTAAAGAAGGGTCCATACTAATCATCGTGTTAAAATCTTTTAGAAAATCTTCTGAAAAAATATCAAACTTTATACCCTCAGTTCCATTGTTATCACCAATTTTTTTAAGTATAACACTTTCAACAATAAAAGAAGCTGGATTAGCAAGTATATTTTCTAAAAGTGAAATTGATGGAAACAATTTTGAAAAAACATCTATTAACATTCTTATAAAAGCACCAATTGCGCTAATCGGTCCCTTAGGAAATCTATAGTATCCACTACCATTAACACTGATACCATTATCAACTACAGGAAATGATTGTGTATTCTCTGATGATAAAATACCTTCAACAATATAATAGTGGTCAGTATCATTCAAAGCTGTTGCGTATCTGTATAAAACTTCTATAGTTTGTTTTTGACCATCTGTACTTGATCCGTAATATCCCTTTGAATATGGTGTATTGACTTTTAATTTAGAATTGTCAATCTGCTCTATGTTAATAACCATGGTGTGTCCTAATTTACTGCCACCAGTGACAATAACCTCAACTTGATTTTTTTGTAAATGTTTCAATATAGATAATGGATCAATCACACCTTCAATTAAATTATTTTTACTATCATAAAATTTGATTACAAATTGTGGCTTAATCTGAATCAATTTCATATCATAGTCATTTTCAGGGTCTATCCAAACTTGTGTTGTTGATCCTGTTAATCCGAGTCCTATTGTTGAGCTTGTTCCAGACCAAACAATATTTTTAGGAAGAAAAGGATATTTTCCAATTGGATTTTTGCCATTTGTTAATTGGACAGTTGGTAAAAATCCTGAACTGATTATTGTATCTAATTGAGTTTGATAAATTGATTGAGTTCCAGAATTTAAACTTTGATTTAATTGGCTTTTTATTTTAGTTTGTTGTTGTTTCTCTATATTTAGATCATCTAAATTTCTTTGAATTTGATCATTGTAATAATTAGCAATTGAATTCAATTCACTACCTGTCCCAGCAACTACAATCGGATTTCCTATTATATCTTTTTTTTGAACCCATCCTTTACCGGGTGATCCAAATGATATTTTATCAGCTAAATTTTGCTTAGACCAAATATACTTAAAATTAGTAACCATATCAAAGTGTCCAAACCACTTGCCACTTTTTTCTAACCAAGATGGTACATTATCAACTACATGTCCTTTACTATTAAATATTCCAAAAACTACAATCTTTGGTTTTGGTTGATTGTTTTCTTGATTTAAAACGTCAACTCCTTTATTACTTAAATCGCTTAAATTTATAGTATCATCTAAAATATCTCTATATTCATAATTATATTTAACCGTTGGATCATATTCACCTGTTGAATAAACTATTGAGTCAATTTTATACTCATAACCAATATTTGGTTGATCAGTTGTTTTTACCTTATTATTATTAATGCCACTTTGGGTGTTACCGTGTCCTCTTTGTTTATTTTTTAAAGATTGTAATTTAGATAACTCACTATTTAATTCTGATCCACCATATCCTAAAGCTTTTGGATTATAAAAAGGTTTGAGGGATGATCCACCAACAGATAAAACACGAGCAATTATATCTTCTATCTTAACTAAGACTCCAGTTGTTTGTATGAACACCTCAGCATAAGGCTTTTGGCTCTCAAATATAGATTGTATTAAAGACTTTTCAAGAGCTTTTAATCCTGATAGATCATTATTATGTGTTAAGTTAATGTCAGATGTTGATATTTGATATTTTCCATTTTTATAATAACTGCTATTTGCACCAGTTAATGTAAATCCCATTAAATTTTTAAGTTGGTCTAATTGTGAATCTGATTTAGAATTAGATACATTTTTGGCAATTGTTCTTAACTTGGTTTGATCTGATATGCCTAAATCACCATTAGAGAACTTTACTAACGATTTGATATCAGGTACTAAAAATAATGGTGCAGGTGATAATGAAAATTTAATTGCCATTAGTTATATATTACTACAATCTTTTTCTGTTAAAAAGGATTCGTAGGTGGTGTGAAGCTATCTGTGTATCTTGCTATATCACTAACTCTTAATTCGCTTATATAACCATCATAATACATTTGTCCAGGTCCACCTAAAATATTAAATCTGCCATTACCTTCAATATACCCATTTGAAGGATCTTTACCTATTACAATTTTTCCAGTAGTTGGTAATATTGAATTGTTTTGGACTCCATATAATCCATTAAAATTATAAGGATCATGAGCAACTGTAATAAGCTGACCATCAATATAACATCTCCAAAGAGTTGGAACATTCGGATCCTCATTATATCCTGGTGATGTTGGATCTCTTACGATGGCTATATGATGCCATGTGTCAGACCAAACTTGTGGTGATAATATTGATTGTTGAAATTGATAAACAAGAGGTATTCTCCAAGCTTGTGGTTGTGTAACGGTAGGATCACTTTGGGCTATTCCTATTCCATACTTATTATTCCACCAAACTGCAAACCATGATTTATTAAATTCTGATAAAGAAATATCAGTTGGGTTACCCATAGTCCAGAAGTCACTATAGAAAACTCGGATATGATTGTTTGTCCGGTAATACAATACTAGTTAATGTAGAACACTTAAGCTCAGGAAGTCATATTAAGATTAAGATAAAATGTGATTATTGTGATACACATAAAGAAATGATGTATAAGGAATACATTAAGAATATTAAAAAACAAAATAATATCTATTCATGTTCTGTGAAATGTCGCAATTTACAGATGTCAAATAAAATTTGTAAAAATTGCAATACAGAAAAGGAGGTTAGCGACTTTTATAAGAAATTATCAGTTTGTAAAAAATGTCACTCAATATTAAATTATCAAAAAAATAAAGATAGAGATAGAATAAAAAATAATGAAAGAAGTAAAATATGGTGTAATAACAATAGAGAAAAATTAGAATTATATAGGAAAAATAATAAGGATAAACGTAAGGAGTATTATATAGAATATAATAAAAAAAGAAACTATTATCAAAATAATAAAGAGAAGGTAAGTGAGAGAAGTAGAGAATTATACAGGGAAAATATTCAAATCCATCGTAAATACCATAGAAATTGGGCAAAAAATAAAAGAGATAATGATCCATTATTTAAATTAAGAATGAATTTACAATCTCTAATCAGGTCATCCATAAGAAATTATGGATGTAATAAAAACAGAAGAACAGAGGAAATATTAGGTTGTGGAATCAAGGAATTTATCATTTTTATTGAAAATAAATTTATAGACGGAATGTGTTGGGAAAACTATGGTGAGTGGCATTTAGATCACATAATCCCTAGTAGTTGGGCAAAAACAGAAGAGGAAGTTTATAACTTAAATAATTTTAATAATTTTCAACCGTTATGGGCCTTTGAAAATATATCAAAGGGAGCTAGGTTTTCTGGGTAGATAATTCATTTTCTGATTCAGACTTTTCTATGTTTGATACCCTATAGTTAAAGTCATCACTAAGATGAAAAAAATATTTAGCGCTTAGCTTGGAACTAATGTCACCACCAGCAAATTTAACCAGTATATTAAACTTAATTAATACATCATTATCCAACAAGACCGATATTTTAATATTAAAATCATTATTTTCCTCTTCCTCTTCTACTAAGAATTTAACATGATAGTCAAACTTAACTGTTAAATCGTTATAGATGCTTCTAAAGAAATCTCTAGAAGGAATTTGATTAAATATATTACCATTATTACCTAAATAATAAGTATATCTTTCAGAGCATCCCATTTTTTCAACAATAGTCTTAACCAATTTCATCTTAACAGTGCCTTCTGCTAATTTGAACCCATCATCTAATTTCTTAATATCATCTATATTATTCTTAGTCAATGATTCAGTTAATAAATGTTCTAATATCTTAGAATTTAAAATAAATATTTTAGTTTCTTCCCATTCATTATAAACCCTCTCAACATCCATGAAACACATATCACGATGTTTCCAAATTTCAGACATCAAATCAGAAAAATATAAAATGTTTTTATCAAATTCTTTGATATATTCACCAAGATGTTTGTATCTTGGGTCTCTGTGTTGAATTTCAAAATATCTAAACCAATCTAAAGAATCAATTCTATCTTCATCAATAAATTTTTCGATATGTACTTGAACATTCTTATTAGCATTATCATAAATAGTCCTAACCCATTGTTGAACTAGTTTATTCCATTTTGCAATATATTCAGGACCATATAATTTATCAATTTCATTACCAATTAAATCATCAGCAAATGTGTTAAAACTTGCAGTTTTAGAAGAAGATAAGTTCTTATTTAAATAAAAAGAATATTGTCTACCATCTGAAAGTTCAACAACCATGTCTTCTTGGTGATCTTCATCTTTGTTAGGACCTATCCAAAAAACATGTTTAACTCTGTCTTCAGTAACTTTTTCATCTGGTAACAACTTATCAATAATATTTCTGGCAATTAATCTAGCATTAACTAGTTTATTCCAATCGTCTTCTATATTAAACGAAACTGATTCAAATAAACCATTTACTTTTGATGGCTCGTCTTCAGATACACATTCATTACCTATAAATTTGCCTAAGTGTAATCTATTTTTAGCAAATAAAAGATTTTTTAAATCTGTTAAAAACACTTGTGAATTTTCTGAATATCTAGCTTTTAATCCTTTATCTAAGATATTATCTAAGAAACTGTTATTAATTAAAAGCATACCAACACACAACTCTTGTATTAAATTAGTTGGTTTGTAATAGCTTTTTTCTTCTTTAGCCTCTTTTAAAAATTCTAAATATTTTTTAATCATCTTATGGTTTAAAATTTCTTAATTCATATATTTTCCCAGCATGATCGCAATTAGGACATTGATATTCACCTGAATAACAATCTTCTCTATAAATTTTAGTATCGCACTTTTCACAATCACCTAAATATTCACTATCTAAAGATTCTTTAACTTTTGTTACTTTATTTACTCCTTGTTTTTGAAAATCATTAAAGTTCATGATTTTAGATTTATGTTCAGATCCTTGAGTAAAATCTTGTTTTGTTGCAAATGTATTTTTAAGAGCTTTTAAATCTAATTTTTTAACTCTTTTCTTTTTACCAGTTCTAGCACCATGAGATTTACCCATATCCATAGCTGGAGATTTTTGATAAACATTTCCGCCACCTGGAAAAGGATTTGCTACATCACCTGAGCCAATAGTACCACCATGTCCAGACCAAGCACTTCCGATAGTAGCACCTGGCATTGTAGATGGTTGAGCAGCTGTTACATTACCCATACCACCATGAGCTGCATTGCCCATAGCAACTCCACCACCGCCAAAACCTACAGAAGCACTAGCAACTGCTCCACCAGGACCACCAGTAGCAGCAGTTCCGCCACCACCTCCACCATCTTCCATTAATGAATCAGAATATTCTTTTTCCTTTTTCTCAATGATTGGGTTAATTTCTTTAGTAGATTTTTTTTCAAGAATCATTTTAGTTCTTAATTCTACCAATTCTTCGATTGTTAATTGATGTAGTTTCATAAAAGTATATATAAAATTATTAGACTCAAAAAAGATTCTTCTTTATATATAGATTTATGTTAGATATAAAAAAACTTGAGATTAATAAATTACTCAAGGAGTATGAATTTGTTAAAGCAGATTATGAATATAAATCAGAATTGATTAGAGAAGCCGACTCTGAATTTTTAAAAGACGTAGATAAAATATTAAATAAAAATTCAGAATTAAAATCAATTTATAATGAAAAATTCGACATAAAATTAAAATCATATATTGACACACAATCAAAAGAAATATCTGATGAAGAAGATGATTCTTCTAGAACCGAAATTGAGAACCTCGATGAGGAAGATAATAATATCGAGGATAATAGAACAAATAAAATTAAAAAATTGTACCGAGAAATAGCAAAGGTAACACATACTGATAAGATTATTAATAAAAGATTAAATAACCTTTACGTGGAAGCGTCTAAATTTTATTCTTCAAATGATATAATTGGTATTTATAAAATATGTCAGGAACTTTCTATTGAATATGATATAGAATCTTCAGATATAGAACTTCTTAAAAAGAATATACAAGCTTATAGAGATGGTACATTATTCATAGAAAGTAACTATGTCTGGATGTGGTACAATGAAATGTGTAATAAAGACCAAATGATTTTAAATTTTATTAAAAACCAAATATTTTAAAGTGAAATTTTAATATATAGCAAAAAATAAACAATCAAAATGTGGAATAGACAAAATTGGGAAAGATTTAAAAACCTACCAAGATACAAAAATTTATCACCTCAAGAGCAGGCTAGACAATATTTTCTACATCAATCAAATATGATGTATGAAGCCGCACTTGCACCAGCAGCGGCATCCTCAGCAGCAGGAGCCGGTGGTGGAAGTGGAACTAGAAGAAGCCCAACCTATCCGGAATCTACAGGCCAAGATTTAGTATTCTGGGGTCAGGGTGTGACTAATTGGGAATACTTTGTTATGGATATCAATGGTACTATGACAGGAGCTTTAGACACTAAATTAAGTATTTCTGACTGGTCTTATATTGACTATTATGTAATTACAAATAAAGGTTTTAATATTTTATTTCAGAATTCTAATAATAATAGTTATGCGGCTTTATTCATTCAAGCAAATGGAACCCTTGTAGATACTCTACTTATTTCTAATTATGATGATAAACAAGGAGTTGATGGTAGAATCATATATTATACATATCCGACTACTGATGGATTTGGAATTACATATTTTGATGGAGATAATATTTATACTCTTAAGTATTCAGGAGCAACTAGTCTATCATTTGAATGGAATTGGGACGGTGTTACTACTGAAAATGCTATTTTAATTAGTGTTTCATATATCGATTATGTATCTTGGAGGGTTATTAAAGGGAAAAATGATGTTGAGATACACAATATAAGTAATACTTCTGTAGTGGTTTTACAAGATTATGAAATATATTATACAGGTAATTGGGTATATACATCTACATATAATAACGATACCTCACGTTATGAATCTATAAACTTTTTTAACTCAGATGGTGTATTAGTGGTAACTCAAGATTTAACATCACTTGAAATAACAGCTCGTGATTGGTATATGTATGGAACTGGTAAAATATTGATATCGATGTATAACTCAGATAATAGTAGTTATTATTTTTATAATTTTGATGGAATAAAACTTACATCTACACAACATGAGTATAATCCAGATTATTATAATAGTTTGATTGTAGCACAAGATTTTTATCCTTATTACGCTGGTGCGAGTTCACCAGCATATGATCCGGAATCTGTTGTAATTTATTTAGGTAATGGAACTAATAATTCAGGTCTTATAGATACTACACTTACAAAATTGGATATTATCACTAAGTTTGATGATCACAATTTCAATACTTATAACTTTACTAATGGAAGTACAGCTAGCATAATGTTAATGGGAAATGACTATGGAACTAGATATGAGAGGGGGTCTTTATATAACTTCCCAACAAGCAATTCTATTTTTAACTTTGTTGATAATGGAGATGGTAAGTTATCTGTTTTAGGTATTAAAGCTGATGGTTCAACTTTCAGCATAAATATAGATGATGTTAATATTTCTGATTTAGATAATCTTTCATATCAGCCATTTGGACAGTGGAGAATGATTGAATATAGACTTGGAAGTTATCCTGAAGTATTACAAAGATATAAAATTTATGATGCTAATGGTAATTTTATTGCCAATTATGATACACATGATACAGAATATGCTAACTTTAGACCTTACTATGATTTATTATATGTTAGAACTTGGTCAGAAGTCGGCGGTGCATATGGTGAATTTCGAGTTGGAACTACTTCCAATACATTAAATTATAATTTACATTTTATTCCACCGATTACTTACGGTGGGGTTCAACCAACTATATACGGGTTCTTTGCTGGATTAACTGGTGGTAGTAATGAAGGGTTCCAATCATATGATTATTCAATTTCAATATCTCCAACTGGTTCAGAATTTATTCAGAACTCACTAACAAGTAATTATGGTGGCACTGGTTCATATAATCAATTAACAGGAGAGTTAGATTTACATTTTGGATTATCACACTCGAATGGTCAACCGATTTATGTAGCATATTTGTATCAAGAAAACTTTATATTTAACAATAATACAGCGAAAAGTGGTATTAATTATGCTACTTTTTCGTCACTTCCAGTATTTTATTATGCTAGAGCTTATGATAATGATGAGTATGAATCATATACTACTCAATTGTTAGCTCCAAATACACTAACTTCGATTGGTAGTTATAATACTGTAAATATAAATATCTTAACGTCAACGACGACTAGTGGTAATATTGTGTTACCTCCTGCTGATAGCAATAATATTGGTGTGGGAACTAATTATACTGCATTTTTCTATCAAGATCCAAACAATAATAATTATTGGACTATAAATTTATATAATCTAGATGGATTAGTAAATAGTGTATGTGTCAATTCTAGTAATTACGAAGATTATTTTGTATCAGGAGATAGGTATTTTATAAGCACTGTTGATAATGGTGTATATACTTATAATTTAATCACACCAACTGCACATTACAGTGCAACTTCGAGTCAATATAATTATCTAGTAAATGATGCTTTTTGGTGGGATCAATACTAAATTAACTGAAAAAATAAAAATAAAAATATGAAATATTCATTATTAATAACAAAAGAAGTTGAGGGGTTACAACCAACCAGCCCTACTGCATCAAGGCCAACTGTAATCAATACAAAATCCTTTATGGTTGATGTATTAACTGATACAAATGTTCAGGCATCAGATATAAAAAATCGTATAAAGGGCCAATTACATTTAACAAATGTAAAAAGTGAGCAATTATGTTTAAGGGGAGCGACTGTTTCAATTCCTGATTCAACAGTTGTGACTAATGGTAGGTTAGATTACTATGTGACTGTTTAATTTAACTGATTAATAAAATAAAAATATCCCACCTAAAAGTGGGATATTTTTATTTTCCAAGATATTTAAATAGTGTATATTGTAGATATATCTTGTCACTTTCTGAAATTGTGATAGGTTCATCATCTTCTTGTTGTGGCCAAAATTCAACTACTCCTATTCTATCTTGATAAGATCCAATTCCCTGTATCTCTTTTAAGACAGGGTGTTTATCTCATTTAATATCTTTTATAAAAATCTTTATCTATTTGATATTTAGATATTATATTAGACTCTTCAACTTCAGATAAAGGTAGTCTAAATAATCTTCTGGATCAAATGACTCGTTAAATCTTTTTAAATGCTTCATTAAATAACTCTAATTTTAACTTTTCTTTGTTTTAAAAGATCTTCAAAATCTTCTTTTCTTAAATACTTTTTAAAAGTATCATTTTCAGCATCTAAGTTTTGTAGAATCCATTCATTACCTTTGTTGGACGTGTTGTATATGTATTTCTCACCATCATCTTCTACTTCAATAATTTTAGAGCTTAACTTATTGTAGAACTTGTTGATATCATCATTAACTTTATAGAGTTTACTATTATCCCATTTTTTCAAAGTATCATTCCAACTTTGTATCAATAAATAATTTGGATTTTCTAGTTCATTGGATTCTATATTGTAAATAAACATAAATCTACAGGGTTTATTTACAAAAGTTTCAAAATCATCTGAGCTCTGCATCGAAGCTTTTTTTAATCCTATACTAGATAGAGAATTAATGAATTCAATATTATCAGAAAGATATTCTATGTCTAATTTATCAACGTAGTCGTCTTTAGGAAGCTTGAAAGTATCAAAGATATCAACTTCTTCCGCCCCAATAGAATCCAAAAGAGCATCATACCAAATACTTAAAGATTCGTTTATATCTATATTAACAATTGAGAGATCGAATTTAATAGATTCTGTAAAACTTTTATATCCTTTAATCCATTTCATAAAGGTATATATTAAAATAATGGATTAACCTTTTGTTATATCACTTATCTTTTTATTTCTAATAAAGACCGATAAGTTTCGGGAGACAAGCTTCTTCTTTTTTAGATGCTTCATTGCTTTTGCCTTCAGTTAGTGTGCCAATTTTAATTAGTTATCTAATCAGGTCTTATTTTTGATCCACGCCTGTAATCGACAGTCCCTGCCGATGCTAGAATTTTTTTAATTTCCTAACATATTTAATATAGACTCTTCCCTTTAAGTGAATTTGGTGAATAATTACCAAATTCACAGAAGCTAAAGACTTCTGTGTTTCTTTGGTTTTCAATATAAAAAAAGTCTATAATTTCTTATAGACTTTAATATTAAAAAACAATAATTATACTAATCTAATTGTCCAGAAATCACTTGCTAAATTAGGATTGGTCATATATTCATATGGTAACCAAAAATTACCACCGTCACCCCAGCCAGTTCCCCAAGAATTTCTAACTTTGAATGCTTTTTTACTATCATCATATCCCATACAATAAACAGCGTGACCACCCATACATTGTTCATTAGGACTTGGCATTGGAACTATACCAGTTTGTGCTACTTCCTCACCTTCAAATGATTCATAAACTGTAAATCCAAATACAAAGGTATATCCTTGGGATAAACATGTTTTCAATAAAGTAAGGTTTGTATTATCTAATCTAAGATATTGTTTAATAGTATTAGATTTAGCATCTTGATAACACTTATCATTTGGTTTTACTTTAAATTGACCAGTGTTATAAGGCCATTCAGTTTCAGGACAAACTCCTTGAGAAGCAAGAACTTTGATACCATCTCTAATTTGAGCTCCGGAATCCGAATTAACAGAACCTTCCATTAATCTTTCATTGTAATAAATGAATAATCTTGATGGTCCAATAGGTGCTAATTTTTGTTTAATTCTTTCAAAATCAAATGCACCTGAAAGAGAGTTAGCAGTACAATTATGCACAAATACACCAGATTCTAAGGCAAAGTTATGATACTTTTCAACTTCTAAACAATAAACATTAATTTTTTCATTAATAGTTCTTTTATTGATAATTTTGTGATTATAATTTAATGCTAATTCATTTACTTCTTCTATTGAACTAAAGAACTTTTTAATTGTGGAAAAATTATAAAAATTTTTTAATTCACTTTTTTTCTTGAGTTCATTCCAATTTTCCTCATTTATTTCTTTTTTTTCGTCTAATAATTCTCTAGACCATTTAATTATCATATTTTTAGTTGTATTTGTTCCCAAATTTTGTCTACCAAGTTCTGATAACTTATTTCTATTTTCCTCAAATGATAAATATTTATCAGTTTTATTTTTCATAATTTTTTTAAAATTATTCATAAAAACTGGATCTTCGAATTTCTTTTTATGAGATATGTTAGCTTTTTTTCTTGATTCATCAGAATGACCAGCTTTTTTCCACTTATTAATTTTTTCCATTCTTTCTGGATCATTTTTGGCTAATTCCCAGGTTTTTTTACCACCAATTGAAGATGCCCCTTCGTTCCAATTTGGATTATTTTCATACATTTTATTAATTAGTTTTCTAGAATGATCCCTCTGAGCCTCTGTTCCATTCCATGTAGTTTTGTGATATAATTGATGTTCCAATTCACCCATCCATTCTAGATTTTCGGGAGTATTATCCATTTTATTAAAATTTTTATGATGTGTTACTAAAAATCTATCTCCTTTATCGATTATTCTATTTTCGACAATTTTTTTATATTCTGAATTAAATGTCTTATTTATAGAGGAATGTACAAATGTCCATTTATTAGTAAAATTATCAAAATATTGATAATATCCACTAGAATGAATTTTTAAATTATTAGGCATTAATGATTCTGAAAAATCTATTTCGCTAACTTTTTTAAAAGTCCCATCCCTCATCATAAATTTGTGATCTGGTGTGCAAATTATAGAACTTCCATTATCTAATGTGACTTCTATAACCTCTTTATCTATTCCTGTTAAATTTGATTTTGCTTTACCTGCAACTAATGATCCATTTTCATCCAAAGAAAAAACCCAAAATTCTTCTCCTTCATTATATAATTCTTCTATTGTTTTTACTTCACCATTTAATAAAGGAATTTTTGTTTCTCCTGAAAAACAACTACCTAATTGACCTTGATCATACACATTAGGATTACCACTTGTTAAGTCTACTGACTTTGGTAACTTAGTGTTAGCTACGGTGTAATTTAAATCTCTAAAGTCAGGTGTGTCTGGCTTCCAAGTGTACTTTCTACCAATTTTACTTTTACCTACAAATACTTGTTCTATTTCTTTTTCTTCGGTTTTGAACCAGTTTAGGAATTTCTGAAAAACGTTTGCCATGATTTTTGATTATTTTTTTTTATTGTTGAGACTAGATATATAAAACTATTGTAATGTCATTCTGAAATAGTGGATTGTTTATATTTTATTTAAAATTTCAAACTTTTTTGGTGGAGTCATACTATAATAGTATGGATAAAAGTGAAAAATTGGTAATTTGTGGGCCGAGTGGTTCAGGAAAAGACCATTTATTAAGAGCCCTAATTAAGAAGGGTTTGAAGTATGAACCGAAAATAACAACCAGACCAAAAAGAAAATTAGAAAAGCAAGGAGTTGAATATAAATTCACTGATAATAATAAGTTTAAAAAATTACTCGAATCAAATCAAATCAAAACTTATCAACACTTTCTAATTAATGAATTCGACTGGTTTTATGCAGTTGGTAATAATAATTTTGAAAAAAATCACTTATTTATTATGACTCCTCATGAGATTTCCACTTTAGGTGTAGAAGATAGAAAAAGGTGTTTCGTTGTTTATTTGGATATTGATGAAAAAATAAGAAGAGAAAGAATCACCAGAAGAAATGATAATAATGATTCAATTGACAGAAGATTAAAATCTGATAGAGAAGATTTTAAAAATTTCTCTGATTATGATTTAAGAATTACTGATCCTGATTTTGAAATAGATATGGTTTATGATTTAATGAATTAAGGTTCTTTATAATTTTTCAAACCGTCCGTAAAAGTCATACCCTTCAATTGTCCATTGATCGAGTTACAAACCGCCTCACTATTTTGTATAGTATTTTCTAAAATAGAAAGCATTATATTTAAAATAGAGTAAATTTTTAATAAGTTATCAGCTGAACTATAAAACTTACTATTACAAATACCTTCAATTAAATCAATAGTTAAAGATATCGTATCATTATTTTTAGCCTTCATTTTAGAGATAATGATTTGAGGTATGCCCGCATCTAGCATTTCTCTTTCATAATCATATACAATGTTATTGACTAATGAAAGAAAATTCTTCCACAATTCTGACTCATCCATACTAATAAAAGCTTTTGAGTTAATAAATTGTTGTAAATCTTCTTTGTGCTTCTTTAGATAAATACTTAAATATTTTCTAAAAACAACGGTTCTATATTCAGTTGAAAATTGAAAAGTTGGTATTCTAGAATACATCCAGAAATCAATATAATTGAATATATCGTGGTTAGTAATATCAGATAAAGTCACATCAGAAATCATGACTTTAACTTTCTTTTTCATAAAGTACTCAACAAATTTTTCTGAGATTGAAATAACTAATTTATTTAATAAACCACCTTTTGTGAAAATATAGATAGCTACAATAATAAATACAGCAAAACCACCCTTTATACCATATTTTTCAAATAATGTGATCACATCGTTTCCCATCTGTTCGGATTAATTTTTTACATAACTATATATAAATGTGGAAAGATGTTTTTTTTTAATACGAGTTACAATTTTTAATATATATACATTAAGAAAAAATTATTTTTAAATGGCAAGTACCTTTACAGAGATATCATTTGCTAATATTAAAGCTGAAATAGAAAAATATTTAAAAGATCAATATTCAAAAGCCAATCTTTTATATTCTACAAGTTCTCCTTATGGTCAAATTTTATCTGTAGTTGAAAATCTTTTTCAATTATCGATGTTATATCTCAAAAACTCTATACAACAATTTGATATCACAAATACTGCTTCTGTGAATGAAAGAATTATTAAAAACGCAGCCATTTATACCGGTCACATTCCGACTAGAAATATAAGTGCTACTGGCACATTATTAATTTCCATCAAAACAAGTGTAGATATAGAATCTACAATCCCAGGTGGAAGATTGACATTTACGAATAGACAATTACTGAAAAACAAAACAAACGGATTAAAATACTCCCTAAATTTAGGAACAGATAAACAAACATATAAAGTAACCAACTCGACACAAATATACTTACCTATAATACAAGGTGGTTGGTCATCACAATCTTTTACTGGAGACGGAACAGAAAATCAAACTTTCCAAGCAACCATTAGATCAAATCAACAAGATATAGAAAATTTCAATTATGAAGTTCTAGTTGATGGTCAGTTAATGACTATTTACAAATCAATGTATGATATGAGTCCTGGTGAATCGGCATGTGTTGTTAGAACAGGATTTAATGGTGGAATTGATATTATTTTTGGAAACTCAGGATTTGGTTACATACCATCAATTGCATCACAGGTTCAAGTTAATTACTTAGTTAGTGATGGCTCTATTGGATCTATATTTAGAAGAACACCAAATGACTGGATATTTGTTGATCCTACAATTGATGGATTCGGAAATACTATTGATATAGCTAATTTATTTGATGTCTCTATTTTTACTGATATTAACTTTGGTGCTGACAAAGAGCCTATTAGCTTCACTAAATCATTATTACCGATTGCTAGTAATAATTTTGTATTAGGACTACCACAACAATATGCATATGCTATAAAAAGATTAGGAGTATTTTCTCATGTTAATGCTTATCAACAAAATGGAGTAATTTACATAGTTGCTACACCAAATATAGTTCTATTTAAAAGCCAAAATGCTAACTATTTTACTATTGATATAAGAGCTTTTAGTTTAGATAAATATGAAATCTCTAAGATAGATTTGTATTTAAAAACAGGCGGTAATTTACTTTTAACTACTAAATATCAAATTTCATCACCAGCTTTATCTTATTATTGTATTAATGTATTTATAATGACTTGGTCAGATGCAATTGATGACAATGTAAATGCTCAAATTGTAGATACAATCTCACAATATTTTTTAAATTTAAATAAGATAGATAGAATTCCAAAGAGTGAAATAGTTGCAAATCTTTCTAACATTACAGATATAGCGTCTGTTGATGTATCATTTATATCCAAGAATAACGAGGATCATCACAGACAATCGATGTTGGATGATCAAAATAGAAGAAATCAATTTGCGGCCAAAGATGCTTTAAATATATCAAGACCATCAACTACATATAATCCTAATAAAATTGTTGGCATAGATTCAGTCTTAGGTGATATTATATTTGACCCAAGTGATTTACCTATTATAAGAGGTGGATGGTATGATAGAAATAATATATACTACAGTGATGATATTGAAAGCAATGGATTAAAATCTGTTAATATTATTAAAACTGGAACGATTGATGTAAAAAATAAAAATCACGTATAATGATAATTGATAATGAGATATGTATAAAAGCTTCTACTAGAAATATATCATATTTGAGAACTAAAAAAGTTGATATAAAATTAGGAGATTTTATAAAAGTATCACCTATTGATTATCCATTTAAAAAGGGAAATTTTTATATAAATGTTAGATGTGACATATGCGGCAATACAAAGTCTATAAAATGGGAAAATTATCTAATAAATACAAATGATATGATTGATATATATTGTTGCTCTGAAAAGTGTTCCATCATCAAGAGAAATAATCATAATATAGATAAATATGGTGTTAAAAACATATTTGAATTGGACTTGATCAAGAAAAAAATAATAGAAACTAATAAAAAAAAATATGGAGGGCACCCAGTAAAAAATGATTTAATAAAAGATAAGATTAAAAAATCAATGATTGAAATTTATGGAGTTGATTCTGCTATAAAGAATAAAGAAATAAAAGAAAGGATAAGAAACACCTGTATGATGAAATATGGAGTTGAGAATCCATTTGAGTTAGTAGATAGGGAAAAAATATTAAAAAATAGATTATCTGATTCGTTAAATCAGATAAAGGAAAAATATTCTTATATAGTGAAAATAACTGGATATGATAATAAAGGATATATATGTGATTGTAATTTTTGTGGAAATAGTTTTGTCATAAATAATAACATTCTAAGGGAACGAATTTTGAATAAAAAAGTAATATGTACAATTTGTTTTCCAATATACTCATCTTATCCAGAAAAGGAAATTTCATTTTTATTGAATGAAAGTAATATTCAATATGAAATCAAAAATAGAAAAGTTCTAAATAATCTAGAATTAGATTATTTTATAGATGATAAAAAATTAGCAATTGAATTAAATGGTGTTTACTGGCATTCTACAAATTGGAAAGATAAGAATTACCACTATGATAAATTTAAAAGATGTTCTGAAATAGGAATAGATCTTTTTCAGATATGGGAAGATGATTGGAAGAATAAAAATGAAATAGTTAGATCAATGATATTGAATAAGCTGGGGAAAACACCAAATAAAATTTTTGCTAGAAAGTGTGTTATTAAAGAAGTAAAGGATTTTAAATTAGTTAAAAATTTTATCAATAATAATCACATTCAAGGTTGGTGTGTGTCTAAAATAAATATTGGACTCTTCTATAAAGACGAATTAGTTTCTATAATGACATTTGGAAAAAAGAGATTATCACTTGGAAATAAAAATGGTAATGACAGTGATTATGAGTTAATAAGATTTTGTAATAAAATTGGATATAATATAGTTGGTGGAGCTTCTAAGCTATTTAAATATTTCATATCTAGTTATAAATTTGATAATATTATATCATATTCTAATAATGATTATTCATCTGGTAAATTATATATTAAACTTGGATTTGAATTTGAAAAATTCACAAAACCTGGATACTTCTATGTTAAAAATTTTGATAGGAAAAATAGATTTTCAATGAGAAAGCAAAATTTAACTAAAATGGGTCACGATCCAAATCTAACTGAAAATGAAATACTTAAAAAATTAAAATATTTAAAAATATATAATAGTGGTAACAAACTATTTTTATATAAAAACAAAATCCAAAGTTAATATTTAATTAAATATGTTATACGAAAGAAGACAAATACCGGAGTTATACTATATGAAACACAGAAATGATTCTGGTCAAGACTATGTTGATTATGAAAATAATTTATTGAATAAAACACTTTCACCTTATATTTTCAATAATGATTTAATGAATTCATTTTTACAACAATTACAAGTTTTAGTCGCTATTTTATTTGATGAACACAATGTTATTAAAAACTTTAAAAATTATATAGTAGACAAATATTATTACAAACATTTAAATTAATATATATACTATAAAAATTGTATAAATGATAATAACAAAAGAGGTAAATATTAAGATATCTGCTCCGACAATAAAATATTTTAGAAGTCTTGGATACTGTAACGACTGGCTTCTTTTCGTGCTTGTTCGCTAACCGTAAAATTTTAAGAATATACAATGCCGGGAATTTAAAATTTATATATAATAGAAATTAAAAAAACAATTATAATTTTTAATATATATATTAAACAAATCTAAATAACCATCTATGATTAGGAAGAATGAAGAAACTGGAAACACGAAAAGTTCGTTTAAAAAGTTTTCAGATATTAATAACAAACCTAAGGAAGAACCTTCTGAAGAGATTCTACCTATGGAAGATAAGGATATTCCTGGAAATCCAAATTTGCCTATTACTTCAACTAAGAAGCCAAAAAATGCTAGTACTAGATATATGAAACCCCTACCAGATCAACAAGATTTTGATAAGGAAGATAATTCTGGTTTAGAAGAGCCTGAAGTTAATAAAAACGAAAACAAAGTTAGACTTTATGGTAAAGTTGCAAAATTACCAAAAGGAACTAAAGCTTCTAAAGGTTTTAACTTTTTAGAAAATGTAAAAATTTCTAAAAATTCAATTTGGTACATAATGGTTGAACGTCAAGATAATGAGCTTCAGATGGTTAAATATAACTATAAAAAAGGTGTAGATTTATCTAAATTTGTCAATGAATTAAAAACTTATTATAATAAAATTTACTCAAATAACCCAAATATTTGCAAAATGATTGAACGTATTAAAGTAGATGGCAATGATAAATATAGTTGTATAACCAATATTCCTATGATATCTGTAGATGGTAAAAAGATTATTACAAGAATAACAGAAGATTTAATTAAATTACTTTCAAAATAACGCCTGCTACCTCAGGATAACAAAAGAAAAACCACCTCTTAGACCGGGTGGTTTTCTTTATTTATAATACCCTCAATTTTATTTTGCCTTTTTACTGATTCTAAATAAGATTTATATTCCTCCTCATAATGAACTACTTATCGGCTAAAGACCGATAAGTTTCGGGAGACAAGCTCCTTCTTTTTAGATGCTTCATTGCTTTTGCCTTCAGTTAGACTGCCAATTTTAATTAGTTAGCTAATCAGGTCTTATTTTTGCTCCACGCCTGTAATCGACAGTCCCTGCCGATGCTAGAATTTTTTAATATCCTAACATATTATATATTTAATATAGACTCTTTCCTTTAAGTAAATTTAGTGAATAATTACCAAATTCATCACAGAAGCTAAAGACTTCTGTGTTTTCTTTGGTTTTCAATATAAATCATTACTTAAAAAATTGTGCATTCGCATTAATTTTTTGAATATCTTCTGGAGAGAACATTTTAGGATTCTTTTTCAGAACATCAATCAATTCATTATAATTAGCTTTAGCTTCTTCAACTCTTCCTGTATAGTAACAAGCTGCGGCATGAACTTCTAAAATTCTCCATACGTAAAAGGACTCATCGATGAAAAGTAATCTGTTTGGATATGGGTTTTTACCATGAAAATTAACTTTACAAAATTTTGTATAAAGGTAAGCTAAGTTAAATTCACCCATCATTAAATAGTGATCAGCAATAAGTTTGATTGATTCACCTCTTAACGGATCAAGAGAGTATGCTTTAAGTAATTCTTGATGTGTTTCTTCCCAAGGAGATTCCATCATTCTCATAATCGATCCTATTCTTAGTTGAGAGTAATATCTTTCTTCTTCATATCCATCATTTCTGGCTACTCTTTGACGATAATATTTAATAGACCTTCTCCATCTCTCTTCATTTTCTTCTCTATTATTTTGAATAGATGCTGCATCATGCCAGGATTGAGCTGTATAGAATACCCATCTTGGGTCGTTATTCTTAGTGATATAATCCTCTAAGATATTAGCATGATTTTTATATTTTTCCGAAACATCAGCTTTCCAAGATCCACCATCCATTCTGACATCAACATCTAATCCTACTGCTAAACCAGAAGTGATTTGGTCTTGTCCAGTATAAATAATGAACTCGTGAACTGGCCCATAAAATTTAAAATCTTTATCTAATCTACATAGTTCATTTCTTGTATATTTCATAGCTCCAATACTGGTGTTGAACATATATAAGTCTTTATCTAGCTTTTGCTTATCAAATGTTGGGTAAACAATTAGTTGTTCATCAAAATCAAGCCAAAAATTGTAATATACATTACCATCGTTTTTGGATAAAAAAACTTCACGGGCCTTATCAAAGGATGCATTTCTAGAATTTTCAAAATTATCAAAAGCTCTTTCAACAACATATGTTTCTATATCATTTTCTTTGCCCCAATTTTCAACAATTTTTATGGAATCATCTGTTGATCCAGTATCAATAACTACTACCCCATCAATTATTGATTTGATGGAATTGAGCATTCGAGCAGCAACATGCGACTCGTTCTTCATTATTTGTGTTAATATTAACTTAACTGCCATTTTAGAATTTATTTTTTATTTATAGTTATACTTAATGTATAAGTTTTAATATATAAACCAGCATGGTAATATATAGGGCATTATTTCCGAATGGAAAAAGTTATATAGGTAAAAGTGTTAATTTTGACTCCAGAAAATTAAGTCATTTCTATTTTTCTAAATATAAAAGTAAAAATACAAAGATGAAATATGCCATATTGAAATATGGATTTGACTCTATATCATGGGAGATATTAGAGGAGACCGATAACTTAGAAAAATTAAATGAGTTAGAAAAACAATATATCAAAAAATTTGATTCCATTAAAAATGGATATAATATATCAAGTGGAGGTGATGGTGGAGATACTATCTCAAATAACCCAAATAAAAATGATATAATAAAAAGGCAGTTATCAACAAAAGGATTTGATCCAAAAAATTATATTTTGATAGACTATGAGATTGCAGATAATATAAAAAGGATTATTTAGATAACAAATTTTCAATTAAAGCAATATGTAGAAAATATAATATATCTAAAAATAGAATAACAAGATTTTTAAAATCATCTGGAATTGAAATTGATAGGGGCAGATGTAAATTAACTAATTCAATATCACTTAGTGATGAAAAGATAAATTCTGTTATAAATAAATTTAAAAATAATAAAACAATTAAAGATATATCAGAGGAAGAAGAACTAACTATTATGATAGTTAGTCGTATTCTTCATGATAATGGAATAAGAAAATCATCTAGATTTGAAAATGGAAAAAGATATGATGGAAGGCAACCAAAGAAATAAATTTTACTTTATATTATTATCTGATAGAGTCCATTTACCTCTTATACCATTTGTATAGTCAATATAATCTTGCTGACCATATTTATCTTGCTGATCATATTTACCTGAAATTTGGCCTAACATTTTTTTATAAAGGTCATCTTTCTCTTCTTGTTCCTTTTTGGCTTTCTCCATTTGTTTTGCCTTTTTACTTTCCAATGAACTACACATTAGCCAAAGACTAATGTGTTTCAGGTTTCATAGACTTATCTAACGACAACGCCTCCACCTGTTTTTGTTTAATGTCCGACTCAATCCTTGAACCAGACAATATTTTTAAACCTTGTTTTAATATGTTTTTA